TCCCTTCGTTTGAATCTCTTCGATGTACGCCTGTCCCGTGCGCTGCCACACGGATGCCATGTCTATGGTCTCCCTCGCGTTGTACATATCCACGATGGTAGTCCATATCATCTTCCTGTCTTCGGACGAGAAATAGTCCGGGAAGATGACCGCCGCCACCTCGCCGATGATGTCCGGGTTCTCCACGGCATCCGCGATTATCTGCCGTTCGAGGAGTTCGGTTGCGGGGAGCGGTATGTCGGATAGGGATATTTCCCGTTCTTTTCTCATATCAGTAATTATTGTTTACCTCCTGTAACCGGCGGCCAACCCATTCGTCAAAGAATTTCTGCCACGCCGGGCGAATCCTCTCGCGGAATTGCTCCTGGGTTTCCCCCGCCAGCATCGGGTGGATGGGCAGGAAAGCCTTGTTGTAGCGGAGCTTGATTTCCTCCTCGGTCGGGTGGGTTGCCCATTCTATAGCCTCCTCGCGGGACTTGAATCTTTGTGCGCCGTTTGAGGAGGGGGCGGGCGCAACCTGGGGGGAGGAGAAAAGTTGGGAGTCGGCTTCGCCGTAGTCTGGGACTTTGTTCAGGAAAGTTTGGAATAGTGGGAGATATGCCGGATTCGCCCCTTTGATGTACTGCGTGATAGCAAAGGATAGCGACTTCTCCGTGTACTCCCCAGATTCAAGCATCTTCTTGATTTTGTCCTTGTCCTTTGGCGAGGTCTTTAGCGCGACCTCGTTACCCTCCGGCCTTTTGGTCTTGCTGGGATAGAGCGCGTAAATCCGCTCAACCTCTTCGGGATAGACAACCCCTTTTTCTTTGTTCCTTTTTCCTTTTTCTTTTTCTTTATATTGGGTGTCGGGTGTACTACTGCTTGTAGTAGCTGGTGTGGTGTCATCGGTGGTATTGGGTGTAGTAGTGCCTCCTTGGTACACATCGTAGGAAACGATTGATATCAAGGTAATTGGCTGGTTGCATTGGTCATCGCGCCTGCACTTGCACCACCCGTTGCGCTCCAGGTATGTGGTGTACCTCCGCACCTTGTCCACACTCCAGCCCCATCTCTTGGAAAGAAAACTCTTGGAAACGATGACATCGCCACGGGATCGTTCGTAACGATAGCCGTTGACGAATGTTTCGGAATCCTCATAGGCGGCCATCTGGACGAGGTCAAGGAACGCCTCCCTCTTTGAGTACGGCTCCCTGCCGAACTTGTCCACCTCGAAGATTTCTCGCGGGACATAAATGAAATTTCCCATTTTTTTAGCCATAGTCCTTCACTACTCTGGTTATACAAAAAGTTCGTCGCCCCTTGTATCTTCCGCTTGCGCGGGTGAAGGTCAAGATAAAGGGACGACAAACTTATATCGTTTGCCCTTGGCGGGCGCATATGTCAGTATCTCTGCTCCAGACCTTCACGAAAGGAACTGCACAAAGGTATGCATTCTCGGTCAATAACTCCAAACTTTTATTGATTGGTGTTGACTTTAGAACAGGCAGTCGGAATCAGCCCGGAACATCTGCGTGAAGATGGCCTCAAGCACCTGGACTACGATGCTGTTCCCGGCCAGCTTGTACTGCTGGCTCTCGCTGATTTTGAGTTTCTTTGCCTTTGACTCATCAAGCCCCTCCGGCAGAACCCATCCTCCGTTCCCGTCCGGGACATAGGGGTAATGCTGAACCTTGTCGATGTCGCCTTCGGGCATTCCCATCAAGCGAAAACATTCTTTTGCGGTAAGTTTCCTGATTCGGTAAATCTTTGCCATTTTAAGTATTGTTTTTGGTTGTACTCCTGAATGTTGTCCTACGCAAAGGGTTGGAGAAAGCCCCCCCCCGGTGGTAGACCCAGCCGTTCGCCTCACTTTTCCAGATGCGACCGATGGGGTATATCTTCGGTTTCATAGACTATTACTTTCGGGATGTTCCCGCTCCCACCTCCTGACTTGACAGCCCTCGCAATCCCGTCAGGGTGGAATATCTCTTGCTCAAAATGCCATCCGTTATCGGTCTTTCCTTTCAGCGGGTTTATCACTCTCGGTTTCATATATCTCAATTATCTTCCATCCGTTCGTGAACGCCAAAGCCCCGAAAGTCTGGCGGATTGTTCCGATGATACGGGGTGTGGCGAAACGGCGGTTGTAGTCATCGTAGAGGAGCATCTTCATAGATTTCGCAGAGCAAAATATCCTTCGTCACCATCGTGGTTATCGTTCCGAGGACTCCGGGGGGGGCGAGTTTCGGAATCTTGCCAACCTTGAATTTCGCGCCCTTGTCCCCGAACTTACGCCTCCGTTCCTTCTCCTCCTCGCTCCGTTCCCACAAGAGGATCTTCGTTGTCAAGTATTTCAAGCACATAGTTGTTGTGTTCCCAGGCGGAGTTGGTTAGAGTTGGGGAGTACTCGTTGTCCCAAGCCCCCCCCTATAATATCCGTGCGGGTAACGGAACATCAGTATCTTCTTCATATAGAACCCAGTTCCCATAGGAGTCGTGCGATGCTGTTATTGCCGGATTGCACCCCCCCCTGCATATATCCTATGCTCAATGTAGGGATGTTCCTCCGGGTTGAGCAATATGCACCTATCCGTTCTTGTTTTCTTCATAGAGAATTATCTTTGGCGTGATGCCCCCCCCATACCGCACCCGGCTGGTATGCAGACGCAAAGGCCGATTGCGGACAACACCCTGCGACAATGCTTCTGCCGTTTCGCAAAGGTTTCATCGTTGAGGTTTCCCACTATCACTATCTTGTTCATATGTCACTATCTTTGGTTCAAGACCGCCCCCCCCCCCGCAAGTGTTGAGGGCCGGGCAGCACCCCATCGTGGAGTAGATTCTCCCCCTTTGCGGGGAGTCCCAATTGCCGGTGGAAACAATGTTCCCGACCTCAATTATCGTTTCCGTCATCATACTCTACAACGACTCCGGCATCGTGTTTCTCCGCCTTGATACACCTTGAAATGCCCTCCACAAGAGAGCCGTGGTCGAACTCCAAAGAGTTGTGTAGGTAAAGCCCCCCCATACAGGGCAGAACCGCCCTTTATATATCACTCCCTTCATCTGTTTCATACTCAACAACTACTGCCGCATCGTGCATCTCGGCCTTGATTGTGCGGGAGATTCCAGGCAGACCGGCCCGTGCAAACGATGGGTTGTTTGACATATCGCTGTATAGCCCCCCCCCAGAGCGGAAAGAACATACCCTTGTAGATTACGCCTTTCTTTGACTCACTCATCTTTAACTCCTTCGTAATAGTAAAGCTCCGGCGAACAAGTGATGGCCGGGCAGATTTGACCGCCGTCCTGAACCCTCGCCCGCCGGAACTTGGATGTTGGATAGGCCCAATCGAAAACCCCACGGGGGGGGGCATTCAATGTAGCCTTTCTTGACTGCTTGCGGAATCTTTAAGTTCGGTAACATACCAATAGTTTCCATGGCTTATCCGCGTGTGGATCGTCCCGGCCAATTCCCCGTTCGCGGAGTGGTTGTAGATATCAATCCACGCCCCCCCCGTGAGTGGAATCGTCCCGTCCAGCAGCATGGCCTCAAGTGTCGGCATTATCCTCGCCATCTTCAATCAGTAATGCATTTTCCCAGCCGTCCGTTGTCAGCGGCCTTGACAAGTCCTCCGGCTCACACCTTGCGATGTTCCGCGCCGTGACCTCATGCCCTTTACCCTTGGCTGGTATCGTCCATATCCTCATATACCTTGATGAATACCTCCTGGCTTGCGGAGATTCGTGTAGTCACAGCAAACGGGAATATGTCGAACCCGACCGTTCCCCGGTATGAGTCGAATGCACAATCTCTGGGGGGGGCATACGGCAGGAAGTTCCACGGATAGACGGAAAGGCCGTCACTCCGTTTCTCCCTTGGAAACCGTATTTTCAATATTCTCTCGTCCATCATAAATTTCAATTACTCCCGTACATGGATAATACCCGCCCCCCCCCCGTCATAGATTTGAGGTAAGCACGGCCCTCATAGCGGGTTACAATCGTGAAGGCACAGCCGTCAGCGGTCGTGTTTATCGGAACTATCTTCTTCATAGACGACCAGGCATACGGGGGGGGCTTTGTAGTCGGTCGCGAGAATCGTTGCCGCTATCTCGCTCCACGCCAATCTGCCGTAGTTCTTCTCCGGGTTCCGGCTTGCAAATGCAATCTTCATAAATCTCCAAAACTATCGTTCCCGTCGTGCCGAAATTGCCGAGGAGGAGGGTCTGGACTCCGTACTTGTAGTAGCCGGAGAGGATCGTTTTCGCCGCCCCCCCCCGTATCGGTATTAAGCGGTATCTTCCACCTCATAGGCCTCGACTATCCTCGGAAGACCGAAATCGGTACAGGCGATGGTGGGGCAAGAATCGTTGACGGATGCCGTCGCGTGATGCCTTTGCAGGCTCCCGAACACAAGTATCGGTTGCCCCCCCCCCCGGTTAGTGTTAGTCGGCCTCAATGAGAGCCTTCTTGTCATCATCAAGTCCATCAATGAACTGATTGACCTTGTTCTGGGGCAAGTAGTATTTCTCATCCACCTTGTCCTCCAGCATATCCTTCAGCCGGAGTTTCAGCTCCACGGGGTGCGGGAAATTGAACCACGCATCGCCGAGGATGGAAATCACGAAGATCCGTTCGCGGTTCTGCGGGATTCCATAATCCTTTGCGTTCAGGACTTGCTGGAATGTAGTGTACCCCTGCTCCTCCATATACGCGCAGTACTTGAGGAATCCGGGGAGGAACTTTTGGCTGACGAGGGCGCGGACATTCTCCGTGAGGGTGTACTTGGGTTTCTTGATTGCGATGCATTTCTTGACCTCCCAGAGCAGGGAGGATCGCGTTCCAGAACCCTCCTCGCCACCGGCTTGCTTTCCGGCATTTGAGAAATCCGTGCAGGGCGAACTCCAGGTCAGGAGGTCGAAGTCCGGGACTTCGCTCCAATCAATCTTGGATATGTCGCCGTAGTTCTTGGTCGGGCCGTGGATGGCCTCATAGGCGCGGATTGCGTAGGTGTCAATCTCGCTGATGCCCACGACCTTGTAGGGGACACCGATTTGCCGGAGCGCGAGGGATTGACTGCCGTACCCGGCGAAAGCCTCGAACACCCGCAACGGCCTCTCCTCCGTATAAATCCATTCACTCATAGTAAAAATCTTTAGAAATTAGCGAGGTATTGCTCAAAAACATCCTGCGTGATGCTGACCCGGCTGGACAAGATGCTCCAGATGACATTTTTGATTGCTTCGTAGCAGTCCGAAAACTCGGCCTCGTCCATCGACGCGAAGGACATCGACTTCGGCACTTCCACGAACTCTTTCAGCCTGGGCGAGAAGTAGGTGTCGTAGAACCCAGCGGCCACAAGGAGGTAGGCCCGGAATCCCTCAAAGGATCTAAATCCGTTCTGCGTCTTTTCCGGGAGCAAGGCCCAGGCGGTGTTGAGCATCGCCCACATCTTGCGGTGGAAGTTGATGTTCCGCACCACCTTGATGTCCGCCTGATAGACTTGCCCCACCTTCAGTTTCCGTTTCTCGTCAAGGTCGGAGTCGTAGAGCGGGACAAGTCCAAGAGCGGTGTTTTGCAGAAGAAGTTTCATCTTGATAACACTTTCACTTGGGAGAAATCAAATCCGTCGCGTTGACATACATACTTGATTACCTCCAAATGCTTTTCAATGGTGTCAAGCGGTTTTCCGTCCCGGAAATAATAACCAAGTTCAAGGTTGAACTCCATTACGCCATGCACCCGCTTATGCAGCCTTTTATCAAGGCAGATAACCTGATCCAAGACATTGTAGTTCCAATGGTGCAACTCAACATAATCGTTGGAGTCAAACTTAAACCTGTCCCTTGCTTCGCGGATTCCCTTGTACTTTTCCCGCTTTTGTATGCAAGCATTGGAGAGTTTGTTGGCATAGCCGAGCCTCCTGTATTTCTCGCGACCTCGCACCCTCTCTTTCTCTACATAGGACTCGTCTTTCGTGTTCTCGTTGTATCTCGCTCTCATATCTGCCTTGATACACTCCTTGCAGATATTCAAATGGCCATCCACCGTTTGAGGATGGCTATAGAAATCGGTGATGGGGAGTTCCTTACCGCATCGCCTGCATACCTTGTAAACCATTGATAATCAATCGGTCATCAAAAGGGTAAATCCGGGCCTTCTGCCTGACCTCCGTACTGCGGCGCATATCCTCCCTGCTGTCCGTACTGCGGCGGCTGCGCCGGGGGCGCGTACTGCTGGGGGGCGGGTTGCTGATACTGCGGAGGAGGTGCAGGCTGGTTGTAGGGTTGGGTGGGAGCCTGCGGACGGGCGGGCTGGGCCGGTGCTTGGGGTTGGGTCTGCGGACGGGGGCCGCAGAGCTGAACGACCTGCGCCCGGACTTTCTTGCTCTCGCGGTTCTGCCCCTGCTGGTCTTGCCACTTGTCGGTCTTCTGCTGGCCGACGATGAGGACGGACTGACCTTTGACGAGGTAAGGATAGACCCCGGCCTTGTCCCAGATTTCCACATCGAAGAACTCGGTGGACTCTTGGATTTGACCGTCACGGCCCTTAAACTTTTCGGACACGGCCACGCCGATCTTGGCGACCTGGGACTGTCCGACTTGGCGCACCTCGGCATCGCGGGTGCAGTTGCCTTGAATGAGAATCTGTTGGTAAGACATGTTATTCGTTTGGTTTGAATGTTAGACTTGCGGCTACCGTAGTAACCTTCTTGTACTGATCATAGATGCCCGGTTGCATCTTCTTGAGCCTTGCGGTGTCGATTGTCGCCCGTTCGTAGGATTTCTTGACCTTAAACACTCCCCCGCCACCCTCAAGGGTTTCAAGGTTGTTCTCGGTCATGTAGGCCAGGACGCGGGCATCAAGACCTTTGATGGTTTCCTCAATACCCTTGATTTGCTCTTTAAGCCGGGCGATTTCGGCCTGCTGGGTTACATAGGCGGTCAGTTCCTCGTCGGTCAGGACGAGTTCTGCGGACGGTTCTTCGTGCTGGTCGATGTAGATACGGCCTTCCTTTTCGGCGAGGAGGAGGGCATCCACCTCGGCCTCGCTCACGGGTTCAATCGGAACGAGGCCCTTGATGGTGCGTTCTTTTCGGTCGATGTGGAGGCAGTAGCATTCTGCCACCTTGATGCCGGTCTGCCGTTCAAAGAGAACCTTGTAGATACCGAGTTGGAACTGCAAGGGACGGATGTGCGGTTTCGTGGTTGTCTTGATGTCAACCAGGACAACCCCTTTTTTACCCTCGTAGACGCAGTCGATGCTTGATGCGACAAGTTCATCGTCGCTGACGAGATACTCGCTATGAACGAAGTTTAGACCGCTTTCTTGGCAGAGTTTGATATACTCTTCAATAAGCGGTGTGCGGAGGACGGAGATTCCGTTGTCATAGTCCTGAATTTCTCGGTGAACTGCCGTCCCTTCCTCTGCCGCCTTCATCAAGGTTGCCTTCGGGATGCCGGAGTAGTCGGGACTCAAGCCGTGCTTGGCCATCAGCGAGGTCACGCCGATGAGCATCTTGTCTCCCAGGAGGTAGGTATGGGAGACAGGGTCGAAGAAGACCTTCTTATTTTCTTGCAGTTCCATCGGCTATCTCCTTTTGTCTCTTTGCGAACGCGGCCTTGAACTCGCGATCCTTGCCGTAGTAACCGCCGTAGGTCTGCCACGCCCAAGTCATCTGCTCCTGGGTGGTGAACGAGTTGATTTGTGCGATAATCTGGGCGAGGTTCATTTCCTCTTCCGCAGACTTGGGGGCATCTACATCGTCCTTGTCGGTGGCGATTCCAAACTGCTTGAGCAGGAAGTATCTCTCACCGTAAGTGTAGGCCGAGCCTATGGACTTGTCGATGCCGTTGCACCCGGACGATGCCCATTCAACGGGGAGGGTGTCACCCGATTCGGTGTCCACCCAGGTAAACCGCATCTTGAGGGAACAAAACATTTCCTTTTTCGTTCCGTTCTTGGTCTGGTACTCGAACGGCTCAAAGTGGTATTCAAGCACATCCTTCGTGAGAAGGAGGCCGAGCTTGTCCATCATAGGACGGACGATGCCGAGTAGTTTGTTGCCGGAAACATAGTCCCCGGCGTTGCCCTTCGCGTCTTTGGTCAGGCCGACTACGGCTTGCTGAAGGGCGAGGAGTTTCTTGTAGATTTCCTTTGCCATATTAGAGATAATATTTCTTGTATTTTTTGCCATTAGGCCCGGTTACGAACTCGGAATAGACGAGATAGCCCTTGGCCTTGATTTCAGCGATTCTCGCCCCTAATCGTAGCGATCCGAAAGTGTTGAGTGCCTCCAACGGCGTAATTGAGTGTCCTTGTAGCATATAGTCAAGGATGCGCTCGGTCTGGGACTTACAAGCCCCGGTGTTCTCATTGATGTTCTGCATCGTGATAAGGTTTGAAAGTGTAGAATCTTCTCGGCATCGCCTCCAACTTCGTCGCCCGGCGGGTGGAATCGGTATAGTAAGCGATGTTGTTGGCCTCGTCCAAAATGTACCCCAACCTTTTGAGGTAGCACCTGTCCTCAATCTTCTGGCGCGGCTGTCGTTTAACCCGCAGTTTCGTCCGTTGCGGAAGTCCAAAGGCTACCCTGGCCCGTTCCTCCCGGAGTGTCTTACGCCGGGCCTCTGCGGCCTTTCTGTGCATCTCCGCGAACTTTTCCTCGCCGAAGAGTTCCTTTGCGTGGAAACCGTTCTTGAACCTGGTCGCCTTGCCGTTCTCCGGGCCGGAGTGCTTGAGCGTTCCAATCCTGCTCAAGTGTCGCAGGGCCGCCGAAATCCGTTCGGACTTCTGCCCGGCGATTGCCTCCATATCCTTGACGAGTCCCCTTGCCTTCGCCATACGGACGAGCGTTCGGACGCTGACTCTGAGGTGCTTGCAGAGGGTGTGGTGTATGACGGTCGCGTAGTTGTCGCGGAGGTACTGTTCCTGTTCCGGGGTTAGTATTATCTTGTTGGCTGGTTTCATCCTTCCTCCTCTCTTCTCGCCGCGTATCCCTTGTGGAATGCCATCATCATAAGGATGTGCGTGTATTCCGCGAAGGTGTCTCCCTGCCCCGCCTTAACCGCCGCCCCGCAGAGGGTGTTCATCCTTTCAACGCCGACTTTCATCACGACGGTCAGGTGGGCATCCATATACTCCTTTTCGGAGAATCTGCACCAGGCTTTGAACTCGTCTTTTGCCTGTGTCTCCATCGCCTCCTTGAAGGCATCCTTAACGAACTTGTCCATGTTTCTTTTCCGTGATTTTAGAGCCTATGCCGAGGGCGAGGCCGATGAGTAACAGGATATAGTTGGCGGTGCAGGGGTCGCCGTTCTTGTCGGTGATGCAACACGCGGCGAGGAAGGTCGCGATGCAGAGACCGCCGAGGATGGTGGGTAGTTTCTTTTTCATATACTCAAAGGTTTAAGTCAATGCCGAATATGCTTTCAAGGAACTCTTTCGGGTTAACTGATTCATTGTCAAAGAGTTGCCCCCCCCCGAATATGGAATAGTATTCTTCCATATTGTTGCAGAAGAGTTTCATATAGATCGCGTGGTAGACACTTGGGAAGGTGTTTGCCGACTTGGAATCGGGATGTCCGTCAAACCATCTCTTGTATGCCCGTAGCCAAGCCTTGAAGATGAACGGATACCTCTTGAAATCAGCCAGACCCTTGTCGCTCTGGAGTGGACAACCAACGCACCCGACCCTCCGTTTCACGCAGAACTTGCCTTCCTCATCGTAGTAGTGGGGATGGCACTTGATGTTCCGTTCCGTGATGAACCGCTCCACATCCTCGTCCGTCCACTCAAGGATAGGCAGATAGATTCTCGCCTTGTTGTTCTTGGAGTAGACACGGCAGACCTCCGGCTCCTTGTATCGTTTGGATCGTGCCGTAGACTCGCATCTGCGGATGCCCTGCACGGCTCGGTCGTACACCTTGTACTCCTTGAGTTCCTTGCAGCAGAACCGCATCCATCTGCTCGGCCACCCCATCTTTTCAATGAGCTGGAGCATGTTCCTTTTCGGGTTGATGATGGTCGCTCCGACCTCCTTCGCGTGTTGGATGGAGCCGGGGCGGTCAATGGTGGTGTTCTTGTAGACGGCCACGAAAGGAATCCCGGCCATCTTCGCCAACTCCAAGATGACATCCGAATCCTTGCCCGTGGAGTAGGAAATCTCTATCGGGCCGTCATCGGTCGGGATGCTCTGGAGCAACTTGATTGCGTGTCTTATCTTGTCTTCGTAATTCATTGTCAGGTAAAAACCCTCCCGCATTTCACAACGAAGGAGGGCGGGTCGTGAGAATTGTGTTTGTGTTCAACCTCCCCGGTCAGCCGGGAGTTGGTTGAGGTGAAAGGACTCGAACCTTTTCTGACGGAACCAAAATCCGTAGTGCTTGCCATTACACCACACCTCAAAACAATGCCGTCTATTTCCGAGCTGCCAGCCCTGCCGCGAATTGACCCTATATGTTTTAGCCAGGGGGCCTCTATTCGGGCGCATTGGCGCAATACAACGGGAAGCACCTCCCGCGCGGGCAACGCCGACAACGCCGTATTCGCGGCTTATGCCAATCCGGTCTCCGGGCAAGGAAACCCGCTTTATCCTCCGGCCACCCGCGACATGGAGAACCCCGGAGGGCGGTCAGGCCGACCGGGATTTTTCGCACCGAAACATAAATACTGGGGACTCTCACCCCGCCCCCTCCTTGTAGGGGCATATTGTGGTTGAACAAAGTGTCCAAAGAAAAGGCCCGGCGAACCGCATAGACCGGGCCTAGTACTAGCCAATGGAATCCTATCCCGGATTGAAAAACCGATGAGAAAGTTTGCGGTTCTCGCGCCATCACGGCGGTTATCGTCTGGCAAGCACCTCCGAAAGCCGGATGCCGGTGCTGATGCCTATCGTTGTCTTGTGTAGCCGTCCGTCCTTGAGCATCGCCGAGATCGTCGGGGCGGTCTTGCCGAGGATGCGGGCGGCCTCCGTGCAGGAGACGAGGATGTTCTCATCCCTCTCCTCATAGGCTTTCTCCATCCCCTCCGTGACGGCTGTGAGCCGCGCGACCAGCTTGGTCAGGCGGTCAAGAATCTCCCTCTCCATCGTCCTCAACTTTGATAACGACCGTCTTCGTGGTCTTGTCTACATTGAAGGTGTAACGCCGCCCTATGTTGTCGGAGTTGATGGAGTATGCTATCGCCTTGCACGAACGGATGTCGTCCAGGCTCTCAAAGCAGAGTGTATGTTCCCCGGCGGGGAGTTCAGCAAGCATAGCAGTCCATCGCCTCCCGGCGATAAGTTCAGTAATCTTTTTAATGTCCATCTTTATTATAATTGGAAATGGAGCCAGCATCCGGGAACCGCCCCCAGACCTGGCTATTCTATCTTCCCTTGCATCTATTCGTCGTCGCCCTCGGCGGCGCATGATAATCACTTTGCGCGGGTTCGATATTTGTACCTATCAAATACCTTGTATCTTCGTAGTAGTTCTTTTAGGGTCGTTGCTGTCGCCCTTTCTGTCTCTATTTTTCTCCCAGGCATCATTATCGCGGAACGGCTTCTTTCCCGCTCATCTTCGTGGCGAGGTCACACAATCCTCAAATCCGCAAGGGAACGCGTCGTATTAAGCCAAGGGGATGATTCGGCTTAACCCCAAGGCCGCAGCCGCCTCTTATATATAGGTCGCGGCATACCATCAGCTCGTCAAAGTACTATTGGATTAGTTACTTATTCCAACGGATGCTTTGAAAAGAGGGGAGAATTTCCTAAATTTGCCGTGAAAACAAGTGCTAAATGTTTTTTACGGACGGAAAGTTTGGGATTTCCTCCCCAATCTTTTTGCATCGGTGGTTACTTACTTACCAAATCCGAATGCAAAGTTAGGAGAATTTCCCGAATCGCCAAACATTTTTGGGAGAATTTCGCAAAATAAATTTTTTCAAAAAGTTGGGGCCGTCCAAACTTGAACCACAAACCCTAAATTTTGAGTTATGGACAGCAACATCCAAGACAGACTCCAGACCGCCATAGACGCGATTTGTGGCGGTAACAAGTCGGAATTCTGCCGTCGCATCGGGAGGGATGTGTCCTCGCTGAAGGATGTCATCGGCGGAAAGCGGAGCGCACCCGGCTACGCCCTTCTCTACTCCATCATCTCTTCGGACTTGGGAATTTCTCCCAAATGGCTGATGGCCGGGGAAGGCCCGATGCTCAACGAACAGCACCAGCCGAAGCCCACGGCGCACTCCCTCCCCCTCATCCCCGCCGAGGCATTCGCCGGGCCGGGACTCCCATCCTATGAGGATGAGCGGATTGAGGACTTCTACACCGTCTCCGAATTCAAGAACTCCGATTTCCTGATAAGAGTCAAGGGGGATAGTATGGTTCCAAAGTACAACGGCGGGGACATCGTGGCCTGCAAGAAGGTCAAGGACATCTTCTTCCTCCAATGGAATCGCGCCTATGTGATCCTGACCCGCAGCCAGGGGATAATGATTAAGAGGGTGCAACCCTCGGAAAAGGACGGCTACATCAAGTGCGTGTCCGACAACGAGAGGTACGCCCCCTTCGATGTACCTACGGACGACATAATCCAGATGGCCCTGGTCAACGGGGCGATAACACTCGACTGATATGAACGAATCGCAGAGGATTGACCACCTCATCAAGTTGCTGGCGGGGAACAACGCCCGCGTCTTCGCCAATGTGACCGGCATCCGCACGGACTCCCTTTCACGGATACGGAACGGAAAGGGAAAGCCGTCGCTTTACTTTGAGAAGATACTGACCGCCTACCCGGAGGTGGAGAGGGACTGGCTCTACTACGGCAAGGGAGAGGCTTTGAGGGGAGAAAGGGAGAAGGGGGAGATTCTCGCCAAGCTGGAGTCTCTGGAGAGAGAGGTGGCGAGGTTGGCCGGGATGGTAGAGGAACTCCTGAAGTGCCAACAAAGTACCAACGGTAAGTGAAACGGCGGCCTCCGGGGTGCATAGCAGACACTATTCGAGCCTGGTGAGTGGCTCTTTTCAGGGGAATGGGAGGCAACCCCTCCCACCCCTTTCAATCAAGTGTTTTCAACCTCCTATGCACCCGGGTGGCCGTTTTTGAAAAATGGTCGCTGAATTTTTCTTTGTGTTTTCCAAAGGATTTTTTGCAACCGCGGGCCAACAAAAGTGCCAATGCAAGTACCAACGCAAGAGGAATATGACACACACTTTCAACCTTGTCTACCCCGGAAGGGAGACATCCCCCGTCCGGCTCGTCGTCTCCCACAACGGCGAGAAGATCCGCCGGAGCATCGGCGTGTCCGTGAACACGAAACTCTGGAACGCGAAGGCGAAGAGCCTCGACAAGAAATGCCGGGACAGGAACGCCTGGGCGGTCATCGGCCCCATCCACGCAAAACTCGTCGAGAAGGAGCTATCTGCAAGAAAACGGCGGGATGTACTGGATGCCATAGGTTATGCTCTTGGAGAGGACTTACGGCCCGTTTCCGTGCATCTATGGGACTACTTTAGGGAATGGTCGGAGATGGAGTCCCCCTCCAGGCGGTTCAGGATGCTGGCCTACTCCCGGCTCACGGATATGATGGGGACGGATGACGATTGGGCGGACATCGACGGGGATTGGTATTACCGATTCTTGCGGAAGGCCGATGCCCTCGGCTACTCCACCAACTACAAGTCCACCCTCATCGCCAAACTCAAGACCGTGATGAACGAGGGACTTGCCAGGGGATTCCACGCAAGCCGGGAGTTCAAGGCGATGAAGACACCCTACAAGACAGCCGACAACATTGCGCTGACACAGGCCGAGGTGGATGCCCTCTGGTCGGCAGACCTCTCCGGGGTGCAAGCAAGGGCGCGGGATTGCTTCATCGTCGGGGTGTATTGCGCCGGGCGGTTTCAGGACTACTCCCAGCTCTCGGAAGAGAATGTTGTGGACGGGAAATTGAGGTATGTGCAGAGAAAGACCGGGCAGGAGGTCATCATACCCTGCTCCCCGCGAATCCTGGAGGTGTTCGCCCGGAACGGCGGGCGGTGTCCGAAGATTTCCGAGCAGGAGGTGGGCCGTGAGATTAAGAAGATTTGCAAGGCCCTGGGCGGCTCGTTCCTGAAGAAAGAGGAGTTCCGCCGGACGGAGGGCGGGCGAATCGTGATTGAGAAGAAGGCGAGATGGGAGAAATGCAGTTGCCACACAGCCAGGAGGTCGGGGGCGAGTATCTTGTACAAGTCTGGAGTTCCAATCCGAATTTGCAGATTCCTCACAGGCCACCAGACCGATTCCATGTTTTTGGCCTATGTGAAAGCCACCAAAGAGGAGGGCGCGGAGTTGTTGGCCGGGTACTCATTTTTCAAGTGATAACTCCAACATAATTAGTTTTACTGTCTTTTTAGCCGCTTCAATATGATTGCACCCTGGGTATTCACCGAAAGATAGGCGTATCGTGGGATTGTATGTCTTTATCGGTACTGCGGTTTCTTTCGGTTTCGGCCTATCGCCCTGATTCATTCCAAACCTTTTGTCGCGTTCCCACTTTGTTATAGGATTCCTTGAGTTCTGCTTTGCGGTAACCCATTGGAGATTTTTCGCCCTATTGTCGGAGATGTCACCGTTCCGATGATCCACATAGTTGCACCGCTCTTTTCTTGGAAGGAATGCAAGGGCAACGATTCTGTGGATGTAGTACAATTCTTTCCCGACCCGCACTTTGTAATATCCACCCTTCCTGTTCCTGTGGGCTTTCATTATCATTTCTGGATAATGATACCTGCCGCCGTAGAAAGCGAGTCTTTTCAACCTGCCGTAGTTTGATATTAGGTAGGTTCCGAACACTTTTGTGTCATCAACAACGCGCCAGACTTCATTAGGCAAGTCCCGCAAATCCACCCACCTCTCCGAATTGATTTCAACTCTCTTCATAATCAATTTTCAGTTTAACCTACACCGCCTCCCTTATATCCCTTCAACTCTGCTCGTCGGCAAGGTTTCTTGAATAAGGCCACATCCTTTTTTTTGGATGGCTCACTTTGAGAACTTGATTGCCCGGAAAGGCGTTATCGGTCAGGCGGTGGGGCCGTGCCTTTTCCCCTCACCCGTGTTGGGAGTCCATCGCGCCAGGCGGGTAAGTTGAAGGTCGGGAGTCCTATGGGTTACGGTTGCTCCCACTTGGTTGATCCCCGTCTGCTCTTTGTCGCACGATTTCGTGGGCGGTGGCTTCTTTGTTTTTCGGAAGGTGAAGCGGAGTAAGTCCTTTCGTTCTCAAAGACCTATTTGCTTGTACCTTATCCCCTTCCGCCAGTTCGCTCGGCTTGGGCGGCCATAACCTCTGCTTATAAAAAATTCCGCATCGGCTGGGACAGACAACTGATGCGGACTTTATAGATTCATCCTTGCGGATTTCACTATCTCGTTATGTCGGCGCACCGTCTGTCCTCGGTACAGGACAAAGGTACGCAATCAAAATCAATATCTCCAAATTTTTATTGGTAAATATTGGTTTCGGATGCAAATGTAAGCAACACATTTTACATCTGCAAGTCTTTTGTAAAATATCTGCACCCCCTCCCCCTCTTTTTCTACCTGAAGAATTTCATCGCGTTGCTCGACAGCTGGATGTGGTCGCGGATGATGTACCTCTCCGTCATCTGGACACCGCTATGCTGAAGTAGCTTGGAAATATCCCCGATGGGTACGCCCCGGCGGTTCAGGCATGACGCGGTGCTGATTCTCGCCGTGTGGCTGGAAACGAACTTCCATTTCGGCCCCTTCATTTCCTTCCCGGCCTTGAACACCACAACCTCGTCGCAGATACCCGCGTCCTTGCAGAGTTTACGAACGGCCCGGTTGTAGGACATGAGGGTAACTTTCTTGTCCGGGTGCGATGCAACCCACGCGATCCGCTCGGCAAGTCCGGATTTGAGGGGGATGGCCCCCGCCTTCTTCGTTTTCTGGGCCACGAAATGCAGGCAACCATCTACGATGTTCTCCGGGGTGAGGTTGATTGCGTCGGACACGCGGAGGCCGGTATAGGCGCAGATGATGAACACATTTTTCACGAACAGCTGCTTGGCGGTGTGCGTCGGCGCGTTCTCCAGGAGGGCCAGCTCGTCCTCGGTCAAGTAGGTCTTCATCGGGGCGGTAGCCTTTACCGCCAGGATCTTCGCGAAGTCCGCCGGGAAGTCGATTTCGTCCTTCACGCGGTTCATCACCGCCCGGAGGTTCGACAGGACTTGCTTGGCCGTGTTTGCGGCGACGGTCTCCCCCAGGTGGTCTTTCAGGTCGTACAGGGTGCTGCGGGTGATGTCCGTCCAGTCGTTGATGCCAACGGCGGCGAGGTGCTTGCGGAGGGACTGGGCCGCCCCCCTCTCCATCTTTGCGATGGTCTGTTCCAGAGTCTTCATTGCTTTGCTTGTTTTTGTGATTGGAGAGGGCGGTCGCGGTCATGCAGGCCGCCCCCTTGTCTTTTATTCCGCCCCTTCCAGCCAGGCCGTCAGCTTCGCGAGGATGGCATCGTTTTCCTCCTTGTTCCAGAAGGTGTAGAACGAGAAGTAGTTGTACCCCTCCTCTTTGAGGAGCTTTGCGGTTACCCAGAGGGATGTGTCCCCGTCGTTGTGGTTGCGGACATCAATCTCGAACAGGTGGATGTCCTTGCGGTCGATGGCTTTCGCCTGGAGTGCCTGCGCGGCCTTGAGATACTTCTTGAGTTTCATAACGCAAAATAGGTTTTTGGATTTGGCGGGCTGGTGGCCGGTCAGGGCGGCCAGCCCATAAATGCTACACGCGTTCGGCGTTCCTGATGGCCGCGCGGATGGTCTTGTACCCCCTGCTCCGGGCCGGTTCCCCGTCCAGTGCCAGGCAGACCCACAGGCCCGATGAGTCCCGACCCAGCAGGGCGGTGTGGGCGGTGTCGCGGTCGGATACCCCCGCCTCCCTCTCCTTGTAGTCGACATAGACCGTCTCGGTGCATCCCCGGAGGTATCCCTCCTGGACATACTTTGTTTCAATGGCTGTTACTCTCATATGATTTGTGATTAAGGTTGTCAAAAGATCTCGTCCAGCCGGAACTCCGGGTATTTCCGGCCCATCCAGCTTATCCAGCGGTCGGCATCGGCCCTGGTGTGGAAGGCCTTGCATCTGGATGCCCGGCGGGACATCATCCGGCCATAGTGGTAATAGACGCGTACCATAGCTCTAGCGGTAATATACGGGGAAGAACTCCAGGTAGGTGGTGTTCAGGTGGTGGACGGCATCCTCCATCGTCATCTGTGTACCCGGCTTCATCCCGTTGTTGTACTCCCTGGAGATGGTGACATACTCCCGCCCGTCGATGATTTTGACGGACTGCACCCGGCGGCACTCCCCGCAATGGCATGTGGAGTCGCGGAACGGCTGCTTGGTCTGGGCCAGGGACAGGATGTCGGAGCGGTCAAAAGGTCTTGTAAAGTTCATAACTCAATCGGTTTTGTTTCTGGTTGCAAAGGTAGTTTCTAATTGTGCCAAAGTGTTGCACACCCATTTCTTTTCCCTACCGTCTGGGAATCAGGTGTTCCACCCGGAGCATCACCGGGTCGTAGATGTCCAGCACGGCGAACTGCTTGCAGTTGTGCGTTTCGGTCGGGACGGATCGCACGACCACGGGCGGGCAGTCCTTGCTCCCGGCGGGCGGGAGGATGCCGTAGACATTTCGGTAGGCCCACCCGGCCAGTCTCTCCACCTCGGCCCGGAGGGTGTCCGCCTGGGCATAGATGCCGTGCTTGGGGATGATGACGGTATAGCTGGGGTCGTACCCCTCGCGGAAATTGGCTGTGTCGATGGCGAACGATGCCCGCTTGAGCATCCGCTTGACATAGGTCGGGATTCGGTTCTGTAATGCTTTCATAACTCGTTTCTCTAAAGGTTCTTGGCAGACCGGGGAGCGGTCAGGCATCCCCGGCCCGTGGTTTTCTAATAGATGTTGACGGCCATCTGCTTGTAAGGGTAGCCCGTCGTGGTCTTGTCCAGGGCCGCCTTGACGGCATCGTGGAACTTGAGGATCTTGTCGGCCAGCTGCTCCTTGGAGGTGTACCGCTGCTTGCGGAACCACTTGCCACCGGCGGCCTTGACGGCCTTGTCAATCCCGCACATATACAGGTAGGACTTGCGCCTGTCCGCGTCCGTGAGGTCGATGCAACCCCAGTTCCGGGCCTCCACGGTCTGGGTCTTCATATCCACCGTGAAAGTGACATAAATGCCGTTTTCGGGGATCTTCGGCTCGTCCTTGTCCTCCAGGAAGGACAGCCACACCCGCTGGCGTTCCGGGCAGAATGTCCAGAAGTTGGCGCGGACATTCAGGCCCACGGCCTTGAGCTGTTCCATGATGGCAACCCAATCCTGGTGGTAGTCGGTGATGTCCTGACGGGCCTGGGCGGCCTCTTCGGCGGAGGAGAAATGCTCTACGGCGATCCCGTAGGCAATGTTGTGTTCGATGGTAGCGGCGGTCTGTGCCATAGTGAAAAAGGCCCTGTTTGTATCCCGCCGGACTCGCGGTATAACTCAAAATAGGTTTCGTTTCAATCTCTATGCAAATGTAAGCACTTTATTTTACATGTGCAAGAAAAAACTAACTTTTTTGCAGTCCCTCCCCATCTTTTTTATCCGCCGTACACCCAGCGGTTCGCGATGCTCACGGCCTCCTGGAGGGTCAGGCCGGTGTGGCCATACAGGTAGGTGCTGTCGGTGGAGAAGGCCACACGATAGCCGGACAGCCCCCGGCCCACCTCCATCCTCCGGCCTCCGACCTTCTGGAACACGGCCACGGCCCCACGGCCCACGGCCTCGATGATGGTCTGCTTGATGCTCATAGCTCCCCTCCCGGCCTTTAGAACCGCCCGTACTTTGCGAACGCGTCCAGAATGACGGCATCCGGGGCCGGATCGTCCAGCCGTACGCCGTACTGCTTGCAATAGGCATTGAACACCCTGTTCCCGGCGGCGGAGCCAAGGGACGAAATCAGGAGGCCGAAAACTTTACGCATCGTGGCCGTGGTCGTGCATTTCTTTTCCATAACTCAAAAATTTTAATAATGTTTCTTGGAGACCGGAAAGGGCATCACCCCCGCCCGGCCTTTTTCTCTACCGCTCCCCCGCGATCTCCTCCAGCTCCCCCTCGGCCTCCTCCAGGACTTTCGTGCTGTACCGGCTCCCGGACAGTTCCCGGAGAGTCCAGCGCACCGCCGTCAGGGCCACCCCCGGCTCGATGTCCGCGCCCACGACGCGAACCACCGCCCGCCCCTTTTCGTCCCGGCTCATTACCATACGGCCACGGGACTGGAGCGAAGACAGCCACGGCCCGGCCACGCCCGCCCGCTGTTTCTGGAGGTCTTTGCTGCACCGCTGGAGGATGGACAGCACCCTGGACGAATAGTCCGGCGCGATGGGAGCGGCGTAGGCCTCGTTCAGTTCGTACTCTGTCATTCCGGCCCGGGATGCCTCCCCCGTCCGGCCATTGTACCCGTCGTGCCATTTCAGGAATCTATGGATTCCGTAGGCCGCCGCGATGGCGATAGGATAAAGAAAAATTTCGTTCATGGCTTTTGTTGTTTTGGTTTCTGGAGGACGGAAACGGTGTCACCCCTCCCCGCCCTTTTGCTCTCCCCCCCCCCTCTCTTTTTTTCCGGGGACTCCCCCCCCCCCGGCCTTTTTTATTCCCGCTCCCACCAGGGCAGCGCGTCCGGGTCTGTCGTGGTGAAATCCTCCGCCGTGAATTCGACCCCGGCGTAGTACTTGTACACCTCTTCGTCGGTCACGGTCGCGTCGGCGTCGGCCAGCTCCCCGTAGGACGGCGTTTCATCGGTGCGCCGGTCGCAGATCTCACAGAGGTAGTTTTGCTTGAGTTCGGCCAGCTGTTCGCGGCTCAATTCTGTCATTTTCATGGCTATGGTTTTTTAGTTCTGGATGGAGATATAACGCCGCCACTCCTGGCGGCCAGAATAACGGCGGAACAGGGCGCGGCAGCCGCGGACGGCAACACAGGCCCAGCCGGATTTTTGCATGTCCTTGACAAGGGCCGCAAACGGCGTTTCAGGCAGTTCAATAACCACGGCGGGATACGCGTAACGCGCGCCGGGTATGTAGTCAATAGCTTTCACTCTCATGGCGTTGAAACTTTAGAAGGTCACTAATACAGCCAGTCCCCGCGCCCGGTGCGGGTCATGGACGAAACCAGGGCAGGCCAGCCGTCGACAGCCGGGACTTCGTAGACGGCGTGGAACTTGTAGAAGTAAGGGCCAGCGGCCACGGTTACCAGCTTTGCGCCGGGGCCGTAGGCGGCCCGGATCAGGGCCAGACAGTCAAGGGCGGCGGCCCGCGAAGGTAGGCAATTCAAGGAAATAGTTTTCATATCTCGAAAGGTTTGATTTTTGACAACAGGACGAAGGCCGGACAGCTGGCGACAGCCAGACCGGCGGCCAGATCTACGGACGGCCAGACGGACGGCCAGAGGACAAACACCCGGCCAGATAGGCACAAACGACGACGACAGCGACAGCCAGGGCCAGGGCCAGGCCCAGCAGCGCGAAACCGAAAATAAGAGTAAACATAACTAAAAAAAGGTTTTTGTTTGGAACCCTGACAGGCGGCCAGGCCCGCCAGGATTAAAGGAGGACGGCCAGAAGGCCGCCGGATCAGTGAGCGGCAAATAAAACCGTTTCGCCGTTTTTCAGGCCCCAGCAGCCGCCACAGACCGCCGCGCAATCCTCACACGAACCAGGGCACCAGACAGCCGCCGCCGTGCAATGAGGCCCGCGCTCAATTTCGCGCCCGGCCTTATCAAACCAGACCGGCGACGAAACCGGCAAATTGTACGGATTATCCATGTAGATGCCGCGCCAGTCCGAAAAAATTACATGAAGGTTAGAAGGAATAACGCCGCCGGCATCGATCCAGCTGTTAACAAGGACAAATTCTTTCGTAAAAATTAAGAATTCGCATGCCGGCGTATCGACAGCGATCGATACAACATTTTTCCAATATTCCAGGTCTACGACATCCCCGCCGACATGCCAGCGGAAAAACCGCGCGAAGCGGACGAATTTACGGATAGCAGCGAAATACGCGCCAGGGTTAGAATGATAGATTGCACTGTTAACAGCCCGGGAAACTTGCACGGACTTTTGAAAGCAAACATTTCTGACATCATAGCAGCCGCCCGCGCATACTTTGCAGTTACCGCAATCAGCTACGGGGATAAGAGACACAGAAGGCACATTTGCACCGGTTTTTCTGTTACCGGTAGAGAAGCGGACAGTAAGGCCATCCGTACCGGTCTCGATATAATTCTTGCGAAGTCCGACCATGGAACGGACACGGGAGGCGATTTTTTCCGCGCTCAATTCGTAATAATTTGCCATAATCAAAAAAAGGTTAAAGGGTTATCGTTTAATTCCTATGCAAATGTAACTATTATATTTTACATATCAAAATAAATTGTAACTTTTTTACACTACAAACCCAAAAAAATTTCAGTCCTGACAGCTGGCCAGAGATCCAGACCGGCCCAGGCCCCAGGACAGCCGAAACCAGGCCCGGCGACAGCTTGCAGAAGTCAAATAAATATGCTACATTTGCCCACATGGATTTGAACGAGAATATAAAGATACTTTGCAAGGCCCGCGGCCTGACATTTGCCGACCTGGCCGACCGGCTAAACATAACCCGCCAAACATTATACAGGCAAAGCACAGGAGCCGCGCAGCTGTCGACGGTGGAAAGGATTGCAAGCGCGTTAAATGTACCGGCGTTTGTCCTCATACACCCGGCCCCCCTGGCCGCCCTGGCAATATGGAACAGCGCACCCGCCCAGGCCCCCGGCCCGGCGGCCGTCGTTTTGTGTCCGTATTGCAACAGGCCGATACAATTACAAGCCGCAACCCTGGCGACAGCTGGCCGCCCTTCTGGCCAGAACACCGGCGGAGATCCTGACAGCAGGACGGACGAAGGCCGGAAGGATTGAAAAGCGATTGATAAAAAAGACTCTAAAGATGAAACGAGCAACAGCCAGAGAGAAAGCCGTATTATTTGCGCTGGCCGCGGGATATATTGACACATGGGAAACCGCGTTTATTTTGTCCCGGCAGGAATCAGAAGCCGACGCCGACAAGCTAAAAAGCCGGAAATCCAGTGTAACACACTGGAAACAACACCCGGAAATACAAAACGCATATAATTATGCAGTAACCGCGCTAAATTTACGCGATGAGGAAACGGCCCGCAAAGCCCTGGCCGAAGCTAGCGAAGAGTTCAAAAGAGAGACGGCCGGAGATAGTGAAAGCACAAAACCAACGAAGCCGGGAAAGCTTGATTACTACGACCCCCAAAACCAACGCCGGACAATTAACGCGATTATTGACAAAGCCCAGGACGACCCAAAAACGCAATTAGACGCAATAAAGGCCATACAACAAACCCAGCGCGACGACCGACAGGCCGCAAAAGATAACCAGATCCAGCGTTTTTATACGCCGGTAAGCTGTCGATCGTGCCCGTTCAAGGCAAAAGCCGCAAAAAAAGGTTAGAGTTTTGGCAAATTGTAACATTTTCGGAGGGTGAAAGGAGGCCGGGAGGGAGGGTATATCGTATTCAACAACACTTCCACCCTACCCACCCAAATTTTGTTTTTCAAATTTTTTTTCTGCCCTATCCGGCCAGAGTGTTTCCGTTCATTCGTTCCCTTCTGCCCGTAGAGGCCCTTTCCGCTTGATTTTGGACACTTTCTCTGTAAAGACGATAAATTCCTCATCTTTTGCCGTTGAGTTGAAATTTGGGGCGTTTCTCGCAATTTCAGCAAACAAGGGCTTGGAGATGTTCGGATTTCGGCGATTTTTGCCGGATGGAGATGTCGGTGTGGTGTCTGCGTCCGAACTCAAAACTTGGCTTTACATATTTGTTTGTTGTCTTGTGGTCTTTTTATCTTCTAGTCTATATGTTATCCCTATCGGGCGCGCGCGTGAGAGAAATCAATCATCCCGGAGGCTTTCCGCGAATTGCTCATTCGCGAGGAACACGCGTCTTTCCTTCCGCTGGATGGTCTGCCGGAAGGACTCTATCGCCCCGATTTGTTCGAGGTGCTGGAGGGCGGCCTTGCAGACTGATTTCTTGATGCCGAGCCGGTCTGCCATCACTTTGGTCGTACTCCAGAACCCGTTGCTTCCGATGGTCAGCTGGTAGATGAGTGCGTATACCATTCTCTCGTCCGTCGGGAACTCCGCCATCCAATCGTAGACTTTGATGTATGTGTCCATGTGCTATTCCTCCTCCATCTGGATATCCGTCATCTTCGCGTGGACTTTTTCGTGGCACGACCGGCATAGGCATTGGATGTCGTCCAGGTGGTGGATCTCGTCCCCGTGATGCTCATATGTCTTGTGATGTGCGACGAGGTCGTCCTTCGTCCCGCAAATCTCGCAGGCGTATTTCGCCCTTCTCTTGACCGAGAATGCGATCCCCCGCCAATAGGTTGTACGAAGGAAGTCTGCATACGGCATCTTTTGGATTTTCATCGCGATGGCCGCATAGTCCAGGCCAGGCTCCCACCTCCTGACGAACTTGGTCGAGAAGGCCCGTGCCTCCTTCCTGTCGTATTGCCCCGTCGGCGTGAGGTAGCAGGCGATGAAGTCCTCCGTCGAATCGATGCGTTTCTTCTTAATCGTCGGCGTTTCCTCGTCCCCTGTGTCCCCGGTTGGGCCTGCGGCCCACTTGAGATATTCCTCGGCCTTCCCTTTGTCCCCTCCTGCCACGAACAGGGCAAGCAGTCGTGCGGTAACCTCGTTGTGCTGGTTAGTTGTCATAGTCTTACAAAAAACCCCGCAGTCGAGAGAGAGATTTGACTACGGGGTTGCTGCGCCGGTTGCCCGGCTTATGGGTCTGTCTTCTCTCTCTCACCGCAAAGATACCAACACTCACCAACGCCTCCAAACGATTTTCGGGATTTATTGATACGAAAAAGGCCCTCCCTTTTCGGGGAAGGCCAAACCTTTTTTTGAGTTATGACCCCGCGCATCTCTGCGCTTGTGGGACTGCAAAGATAGGGAGAATATTCGGGAAATCAAATCGGTTCGGTGGGTTTCTTCACTTCGCGGATGGCAACTCCGTGGAAATAGAGCATCATCGCCTTCTTGAGCGGCCACCTGTCGTTCGGGAATCCCTTGAAGTCCTCCACCACTCTTTCCCAGACTTCCGCATCGCCGAACATCCCTACCGGGACTACCTTCTTGAGTTTCTTGTAGACGAAATCCGCCGTGTAGGTCACCTCCCTCTCGGCCACCCTCTGCACTTCCTTGTCTTTGGTCTTCAAATGGACGATTTCCGTGCGGTACTGGGTCGGGATGAGGGAGAACCTGACCTGGCGTTCCAAGTCCTTTATCTGGCCGTTTTTCTGGGCCTCCTTGAGGAAGAGCCACCGCTCCCACTCCCCTTTCGAGTCGAACTCTCCGTCAGGGGTGGACATCTTCTTGTTGTTGAACTTCCCCTTGAACCTCATTTCTCCCTCCTTTTCGCCCAGTAGGGCTTCTCGTCTCCGTCGTTCCTGTCCATCGTGTCTATCTCTCCCTGCACCGTCACCTCGACGCTGTTTTCCGTCACGATGATGTTGAAGATGTCCTCGCCCCGTTCCTTCATCACCTTCTCCCTTATCTCCCAGATGGCCATCCTCGCCGACCGCTTGAGCCAGGCGGTCTTCCTGTGTCCGTTGGACTCCGCGACAGTCCTCGGCATCGTCCTCCTCATATGTTCGTCAATCCACATTACTTGAAGTGTTGCTTTGGGTAAATCAGCTCAAGTTCTTTTCCTCGTCGGCCTTTCCGCATACCGATTCCGGGTCGATGCCGTTCTGCCTCATCCACTTTGTCATCTTGCGGTAGCGGACGAGAATCTGGTCGAGGGACTCAATCGCATGTGGCATCATCGTGCCTTCGACGGATTCGTCGTGGATGGTGTAGCGGGGGATCTCCGGCATCGCGCAGGCGAGGATGACATGCTCCGTGAACCTTTCGTACTTGCAGAGGATGTTCTCCGTATCTATCGCGGAGGCGAAGATTTCGTCGAGGCCGACTATCTCAACCTTGACGGGGGCATCGCTACTCTTTGCCGCCATCGGGAACTTCTTGTCCATCCTCTTTCTTTTTTCCGTACCACTCCGGGTGTCTCTTGAGGCCCTCCTGGGCATCATCAACGAGGGACTGCATGTACTCGCTGTCTGGGACTACCGATAGAACCGACCAGATGACCGCGATGTAGGTCTTGAGAGAGTCCTTGCCCTCATCCCCTCTCTTGATGAGGCTGTCCAGCCAGATGCCGACGGGCATCCGCTTATGGAATCTCAATGTAAAGAATTTGTTGAGGTCTTGCACATTAATGTGTTGCTCCTCAACAGATAACACAAAGTTACCAACGCTAATATCATTCTTTTCGAGCTTGTATTTTCCGTTTTTAACCTTCATAGCCTTGCGATTTCTTCTTCAACCTTGACGAGTTCCCCCTCGGCGATCTTGACGATGGCCGGGAGCCAGGTTCTGGGGATGGTGATGGTGGTGTAGCCCACATTCCCCTTGTCGTCGTCCACCCTGAACTCCTTGATGGCCTTTGTGATTTGGCCGTGAATCCCGGCAAGCCGAGCGGCCTGTTTCGCTTTCTCAATATCCATTACTCTAGTTCTTGTCTTACTAAATATAACCGCCTATAACGCATTGAGAGCCAATGCGGAGGAAGAGTCCGCGAGAATATCCACCGGGACAGTCGGCGAAGTTGCCTGTGATACCACAGGATGAAATCGAGCTGCCACCCGATGAGCCGGACTCTAATACCCATTACAGCGCGCCCTCCTTCCAATCGGGGAACACGACACCCATAGAGCCGGACACCACATCCACCTTGCCCGGAGAGAGCAGATACCAATATCCGTCCTGGACATAGGTGTAGCCTACTTCCGGCAAGAGGTTCTCGACCTTGTAAATCCTCGGCTCCCCGTACACCTCGTCCTTGGAATAGACCGTGACGGTGAGGTAGTAGTCGCCGTTCGCCCAAGTCCCGGTCGACTTGGGGTATACGATGCCGTAGTCGTCCGTGCCTGGGAACGAGGTAATGGTTACATCGCCGCCCTTCCCACGAAAGACCACCTTCGACACCTCCGACAAGTCGAACACCAACGCCGGGCAAGTCCAGGAGGCCGGTACGGATAGTTCCACCCCGTCCTCGGAAACGGTCACGGCCTTGGAGGCAGACCAGGTGGGTTCGGAGTAGAGGAAGCCCTGATAGACCTGGGAGATGGCCTGCCCGGCCCACGAACCCGTCACATCATACCCGCCGACCGCCATCGTGAGGGGAACGCCGGTCGTGATGTCGTAGGTGCGGAGGGCGTTCTCCGTGGACTTGGCCGAAAGGCTGAACGGCCCGGAGGGAAGGGTCGCGGAGATGGCAGAATAGATCCCGTCGTTCCCGGCTCTCGTCATCGGGCCGGACTGAACTCCGAGGTTGAATGTGACTTCCACCTCTTTCGGGGTTTCCTTTGCACATGCGACTAAAACCGCCGCTAAAAGTAAGGATAGATATTTACGCATATTTAGTTTGGTTATGTGTCCTTGCCTACATCCTCTCCCTGGTCAATGAACCAGACATTCTTCCCGTCCCTCCTGTCGAACGACGAGCATTGGATGTCCTTGCAGTTGATGATTACGCCGTCGCGGGCCTCGCTCCTGCGGAAGAAGCATCCCTTGCAGGCGCGGAGGGGCGGCCATATGTCCTTGGGGCGTTCGGTGCAGAGGAGCCGTCTGCCGTAGCGGACGAACTCTTGCCCGATGGGTACGAAACGAGTTGGGGGCGACCACACGGGGCCGAAATTTTTTTTACCATCCATGCCGCAAAGGTAATAAAAAAGCAATAAATACGAACAATCGTTTGGATTTGTTGCATTTATTGCTTATGAAAAGTTATCAACAACACCCTGTTAGGTCGGCATTTCCCCGTAGTGGTATTCTGGATAGCACATGCACCGGCTGTGCGGAACATCGAACGGCTCGTCGATGGGGATGGGGACATTCGCCATATCCTCGCACACATCGCAGTCGTAGTTCGAGCCTCTCCGCCGGATGTAGTAGGTCGCGCCCTTCTCCCGCTCTTCCCTCTGCTCGGCCCTTCTCGTCGCGAGGACGATTGCGTTCTGGCCGAGGATGGAGAGCTGCTCGACGATGTCTTTCGAGTATCCCCTACCCCAGGCCAACGCCCCTTTCGGCACACCCCTCCATAGCGGCGAGGCGTAGGGGTTTGCGAGGTATCGGGAAATCTCCACCCGGAGTTCGGACTTGGAGATGCCGTTCAGGACGGCGATGCCAATCCACACCTCCAGGAGGTCGCGAAGATGCGACCCTTCCATATCGAACCTCCACAGGAGCGGTTCGCCGTCCTCGTCGTTGGCCGCCTCCCAGTCCTCCGTCCACTCCTCGCCGAAGTCGTAGTCCGTGAGTGATGCCCGGATGATGGCCTCGGCCTTCGCCTTCGCCTTGGCAACGAGGGTGTCGGAGAGGTCGCGCAGGATCGCGTTCGCCTCCGCATCTATCTCCGGGTCGTCCGTGAAGCGGAAATCCCTTGTGGGGACTCTCTTCGCCCAGACGAGGTCGAGGAGTTCCTTGACGGCCTTGTCGAACTCCCTCGCCGCTTCCCTCTTGAAAGCGGCGGCCTCGGCGACGATCCTATCGTTACTGACCGGCATTTCTGCTCTCGGCTACGGGGTTGGCCTTCGGAAGGGTCTGGGCGGCCACGGCGTTCTGCACCTGGGCCTCGGCGACCAGTTCGTCGTGGGTCTCCTGGAGGATGCGGCGCACCTCGTCCGGGGAGGAGTAGCCGATGTTGTAGGCGAGTTCGGTCGCAGTCTTGGTGGACATCGCCCCGCAAGTGACGAGCTGCTGGATGCCCGCGATGACATCGTTCTCGGAGAGGAAGATGAACGGGTCGAGGTAGGTCTTGACCCGGAGGGACTCGGCCTCCGTGATGCGGTTCTTCTCGGTGAAGTAGCCGTGCTTGAACAGGACGGCCACGCGGTTGAGGAAACCTTGGTACTCCATCGAGTCGGACATCGCCTTCATGTAGGAGTCCGCGAACATCATCTTGACCGTCCGGGAGGAAATATCCGCGCCGGACTTGATTTCGGGTGCCTCCACGACGAACGAGCCACGGAGGATTTCCTTCTTCATCAGGTCGAGCTGCTTGGTGAACGCACCGTCAGCCCCGGCGGCTGGTTCAAGGAATCCGACCTTCGCGTTGGGGTCGATGGAGTCGATGCGGTTCGGGGTTCCGTCCGTGTTTGTCATCAGCTCGAAGTCCCCGCCGAGGGTGTAGAGGATGCGGAGGGCGTAGGCCGCGTTGTTCTCGGAGAATTGGGAGAGGGCGATTTCCCACCCGTCGATGAGGGACTGGGAGGCAGACCAGACGGGGCCGTTGTCGTTTCGGTGGTAGGCCACCGGGCAGATGGGGAATCCGTGGGGCTGGGGTTCTCCTTCCATAACCCAGTTGTTGTCGTCGTCCTTGCGGTAGGTCACGAAGCTCGTCTTGTCCACGACATCGAGGTACTGCTTGGTGTTCCCGTCCCAATCTGCCTGGTTGTAGAGGCGGCCAAAGAGGGCGAGTTCGCCGGTCAGGGTGTCGTAGTGCGGGTAGAGGATGTCCCCATCATTGTAGGAGAACACCCGCCAATGGACTTTGTAGTCGTCCATATACACATAGACGGCCACATCGCCTACCGCGAAGGCGGCATCCACGGCGTTGTTAACCGCGACCTCCATGTCCTTGTCCTCCCAACCCTCGCGGAAGAAGGCGAGGCGGTCAATCATCTGTTGGTTGGTGGACTCCGCGACGAGCCTCATCCCGACATTGTTGCCGAGGAGGGCCTCCTTGCGCTGGAGGTGGATGTACTGCTGGAAACCGACCGCGATGCGTGAACGGACTTTGGCCTGGTACGCGCCGGATTCCTTGTTCACATACATCGTGTTCGGGTAATACTTGATGTTGTTGATCTTGTGCGAGGAGGGGTAGAACTCCCTCACGAAGTCGGCCTGTGTCTTGAGTTCCCTCGTCACATTGTCGAGGGGTGCGACATAGACCGAGCCGGGGTTGAGGATGGGGGCCGCGCCTACCACGCCGGGAGGGATGGGTACGGAGAACGGCTTCTTCCTGATGATTTGTTCGGGCGACATTTTCCCGATGGCGGGTGTGAGTCTCATATCTCTATCGTGTTAGTTTACATTCCAAAAAAGCTCCAGTCCCCCCTGCGGACGCGGCGGGCCTTCTTCGCGTTGTCCACGCGGTCGAGTGTGTATAGGAGTGCCTCAATCCAGTCGGGCGACCTACCGAGCAAGGACTTCATATCGGTTTTCTTGATGATGGATTTCGGGTTCTCGTCATCCTTCCACTTGATGACAATCCGTTCCTCCACAAGGCGGTCACGCACCGTGAACGGCAACCTCTTCTCGGTGTATGTCTTCCGCAGGATGGACTCGTCTATGGATATCGTCCCGTTCTGCAAGGCATCCACCAGCATCCCGGCGCACTCGGATTTCCGGGTGTTATAGGAGGCCTTGTCCTTTGCGGGGGCCTTGTTGTCGAACCCGAAGCATCCCTTGAGGTCTTCGGACTGCTTGAGCCAGTTGCCGATGCCGTTGACATCGAACGCGAAGTTCTCCTTGGGGATGTCGTTCTTCTTGAGGAACTCCAGGATGATGGGGATGACATCCTCGCTTGTGAGGTATTTCTTCGCGTAGAGGTCTATGATGTGCATCCCGTCCATCGCCCAGAGGACGAGCCAGTCGTCGCGGAGCGCGATGTCGCCGCCACCCACTCGAACCCCGTTCACCTGCGGCGTGTTCTCGAAGAAGCGGTTCATGTCGTTCATCGTGATGAGCGCACCTGAATCGTCCACATCCCTCCAAACGCCCCGGATGTCGTTGATGACGGACTTGGAGCCGCCGGAGGAGATCCGGTTCATATACTTCGGGTCGGAGACCTGGAGGATCTTGTTCTCCGCGTAGTCCCCGTCGATGAATGTGACCGATGTGATGAAGTTGGAGTATTCCTCGTCCGGGTGGTCGGTGAGCTGCTGAATCTTGCGCTTCGCGTTGGGGTTTTCGTAGACCTCCTCCGGGGTGTCGCCCCAGGCTATCTCCATCACATCCTCGCCGTAGCGGCAGAAGTATCGTATCTTGCCGGAACGGGCAGGAATAGCCTCATCGGTCTCCGGGTCAATCCACCAGTCCAGGAACCAGCGGAGCTTGTTGGAACGGCCCACGGGGTTGCAAGTGCAGATGAACTGCGCGGGCATTCCCGTCGTGCTTCGGTTGGAGCCGATTAGGTCGAAGATGACGGACATTGAGTCCTTCGTGAATTCGGCCAGCTCCTCGATGACGATGTACGGCATCTCCGCTCCACGGAAACGATCCTTTATCTTGGAGAGGTCGGCGAGGTGTTCCATCTTCATCGTTGCGCCAGTCCCGTTGAAGAACTTTGCCTCGAACGAGGTGTCGGCAAAGTTTGCAAGGCCGCGAAAAACTTGCTTGCTACTTCTCCAAATGCCTCTCTTTACATCTGCCTCATATCTTCTAAACCCATACATGTTAATATCTGGATTACTCGAATAAGGCAACGCGCCGAAAAGTGATATGAAAGTATTATGCGTTACGATGAAGTCTTGCGCCATATACAGGGCATCCGTGCTATCAACCGTTATACATCTTGCGTCCTTCTTTCCAACATAACGGTAGGAAACGATGCGACGGCAAGTTTCCGAAACGCCACCATTGAACTCGGTGCAGGATGTTTTCTTTCTTGTGAGCCGGAATATCCTTGACGGATTTTTTATTTTGATATACAATTCATAATAAGGCTTTGCCTCTTTTCTCTCGCCGTCCTTCGTATAGAAAGACTCGCGGCGTTTTATGGTAGCAACGCCTCCGAGCGACTCAACGATGAATCTAACATCGTAAGCAAGCCGTTCGCTGATTGTATAATAAAGACACTTTCCTCCAGGATTGACGGTTCCATCGGTATCCATCAAGCCTTGCAGTATTGCCAACCGTGTTTCTATCTTGCCCCATTTGTAAATCTCCGGAATGAATTTCGTTTCCGACCGAGTACCAAATAGATTTGTCTTTTCAAGTATTTCGTTTACCCTGGAGTCTTTGATGCGGTAATCGGTTGCCAAGCCACCGTTTTTGCGGTTGAAATGCGCCATGTCGATACCCTCTTTGATGAACTCCTGCACGATTTCTTCATCGGCACTTACAAATCTTACAATTCCGCTTTCTTTTACCTTTTCGGTAATACATCCGTCACCAAGCAAGGCTCCTATGATATACGGGTCAAGTTTCGGTAGATTTAGATGCCACGGGTCTCCGACAGAAAACTTAATCGGTTCGCAAAGAGGAATATAGAAGTAATCCTTAACGCCCCGGTCGTAATGTTTACCATCGGCCTGTTCGTCAAGGAATTTCTTAATTTCCGCGAATGTGTATATTCTCCAACCCTTCGCATTGTTATCGCATCTCCTAACGAGGCCGGTACGCCTTGCCTTCCACAAATGGTCAAGGCAACATTCGCAAGTAGAGCCATCGTCAAATGTCACCTCAAACAAGTCCTTGTTCGGGTGTTCAAATATCTGAATTACTTTTTCCCAACTACCCGTGCAGGGGTTGGACACATAGTTGCCGACTTTTAGGTCGCCAAGTCTTTTGTAGCCATGCGGGGTTACAATCATAGAATCCACCGAGAGGGCCTTACCAGATCCTCTTTTGCCGCCAACAATCTTGATGTCGGCCTCGTTGGTAAGAACCTTCTCCTGGAACCCAGCCTGGGGAACGAGATTGTAACTTCGCTTCCCAAGCCGTTTCAGTTCGAGGTTCTGCTTGCGGAGTTCCTCGATGTACTCATAGGTGTACACCTCCATCCCGGCTGCGAGGAAGTCGGGGTCGAGATGTTCGCGGTCTGCTATGTTCGTTTGTGCATCCATTCGGCACAAAGTTGCCAAGAAAAATCAATAAATTTCAAAAATGGTTGCGAATTATTGATTTTTATCAAATATCTTTGTTGGTGTATGGATGAAAAAGGCGAAGTGAAAGGCGTTCAGGTCGCGTGTCCGCGATGCAGAAAGCAGTTCCCCGTGAGGGTGCAGGAACTCTCCGGGACGATTCGCCTTTCCGTCCGCTGCCCCAACTGCAAGAAGGTCAGCGAGATCATCCTGCAAGACATAAAGTAGTGTCCTTGAACACATAGAAGAGGCCACCAAGAGTTCCGAGAGAACCATCCAGGCCCGGAGTAGAGACGATTAGATTCGCCTCCGCTTCGGGCCATTTTCATAACCCTTTAAGTTCATTGAAAAGATGTTCAAAGAAGAAATCGCGACTGCGCTCAAGACGAAATATCAGCGTTTTGGATTGAGCAACGAGGCTATTGACCGGATTGCCTCTGCGAGAGAAAAGACGGTTACAAGCGAAGGAGAAGTCGAGGCGGCCACCGCTGATGTCGTCACGATGGAACTCATCGCAAACGAACTCCAGAAGATGCGTGACAAGGAGATTTCCAACAAGACCGACTTGCAACGCGCCTTCGACACCTACAAGGAGAAGAACCCGGAGGGCGGGAAAGACCCGAAGCCCGAACCGAATCCGAACCCCAATCCCACGCCGAATCCGAATCCACTCGAAAAGGAGCCGGAATGGGCCAAGAAACTCCGCGAACGGCACGAACGCGAGGACAGGGAGAGGGAGGACAAGGAACGGCGCGACGCGCTGACCGCCCGGCTCAAGACGGAAGGGTGTTCCAATGGTGGTATCCTCAAGCTCGTCATGCAAGGCTACACGCCCGGCAAGGATGAAAGCGAGGACGATGCGGTCAAGAGGATGAAGGAATCATACTGCGCCGCCTACCGAGAGACTTTCGGAGACGGCCCCATCCCCGGAATCGGGCAGAACGCCTTCATCGACCCCAAGTCGGCCACCGACCACAAGAACGACTTCCTCCGCAAGCAGGGCCTTCTTCCGCAGCAGGAAAAGTAACCCCAAACATTAACTCAAGATGCCTAAATTCAGCTCTTTCAACGCATTTGGCTCCGAGTCCATCGAGACTAACCAGAGCCACATCCCCGTGTGGCTGGGCTTCCCTGGTGCTATCCCCGTGGGTGGCACTCTGGATAAGGCTTATGCCAAGCCCGGCTTCCTCCTGGGCGCGGGTGCGCCGGTGAACATCGCCGACAAGATCATCACCCCGTTCGTGGCTTGGGAGGTCGTCTCCATGACCACCGTGTCTTCCGACGATGTTATCGTCGTCAAGCCCGCCGAGTTCGGTGGTGCGGAACTCATCCCCGCCGTTGGCGACCTCATCCAGAAGGTCGGTGCGACTTTCGCCGCCACGGGCAAGGCCGCTGCCGTCACCGCCGTCACCGCCCTCACGGGCGACGATGCCGGTAAGTATCAGGTCAAGGTTCTGCACTCCGCGACCGTCGATTCTCTCTCCGAAGGTGACTACATCGCCATCTCCGCCGCCGCCGCCGCCGGTTCCGGCAAGTCGCTCAAGAACCAGCCGAACGGCTACCTCTACAACGACATCTACTTCGGCAACCTGGGCGGTAGCGCGAACGACTACACCCTCGCCGCCACCGGTGCGGTCATCATGTACCACCACGACGGTCTGCTCGTCGAACTGACCCCCTCCGCTCCGTTCAAGGATGCGATGAAGGCGGCTGTTCCGGGTGTCCTCCAGGTGCTTGTCTAACCCTTAAAGTAAAGGAGAAAACACTATGGATACCTACCAGATTCAGTTCTACGACCTCCTCTCCCGCGCCCTTGCGCCCGGCGAGACCATCCAGACCTTCTTGGACAACACGATGGCCCTCAAGTACAACGCCCTCCAGCTCGATGGCTTCACCTTTGAGCCGTTCATGCAGACCGACTTCACCTTCGAACAGGTGTTCGCCGAGGTGGGCCTGAACGCCACCGCGCAGTATTACGACCTCGACTCCCCCGCCCTCCCGGACGGTACGCAGGGCTTCAAGTCCTTCACGGGCAAGATTCCTCGCATGAAGAAGGTCGAATACTTCAACGAGGACAAGCTCCGCAAGATGAAACTCGTCGAGGATCGTCGTTCCACGACCCCGGCTCAGGTTGCGGAAATCGCCTACCAGCAGCTCTTCATCACCGTGGACAACCTCATCGGTGGTCACACCGCCGCCCTGACCTATCAGCGGCATCAGGCCGTGTCCAAGGGTAAGTTCGCCATCAACGCGGACAACAACCCGAAGGGCATCAAGAATGTTGTCATCGACTACCATGTCCCCGCCGCCAACAAGACCACCCTTGCGGACGACCGCCGTTGGTGGACTTCCACCACCCACTCCGCCGGTAACGAAGGCTCCGCCGCCGACCCGGTTGGCGACCTCTCCGCTATCGTGAAGACCGCCCGCAACAGTGGTGTCCGTGGTCACTTCGAGGTGAACCTGGACTACTTCAAGGAGGTTCTCTACCACTCCGCCGTCCTCTCCCTCATCGGTGTGTCCATGCTCCCGGCCTCCGACTCCACCCAGCAGGTCGCCTACGCCCGCATCCAGCCCTATGAGACCCTCAAGGCTCGTCTCGAGGCCCTCATCGGCGCACCCATCAAGGCCATCGACTCCCTTGTCTCCGTTGAGTCCATCAGCAAGGCTGACAAGGCTTTCGTCCGCGCCAATGTGGATGCCTTCGACAAGGATGTGTTCGTGTTCGTCCCGGACGGCGAGATCGGTGTCGTCAAGACCGTCGAGCCTATCGCCATCGAAGGCGGCCAGTACGGCTCCTTCTACGGCGGCAAGCTCCTCCTCACCGTGGGCGTTGACTATGTGAAGAAGTGCCAGAGCTACAACACGGAAATGACCTCCCTGGTCATCCCGACCGTGCCGCAGTACTTCTGGTATCTGTTCCCGAACAACGCCTAACCGTTCTTTGACAACGAAATCCGACGGAAGATATGGCAAGCATCGCAGACAAAATGACTTTGGCGAGTTGGTTCAAGGCCAAGACCGACCACATCATCGACTTTTCCGATGAGTTCATGTGGGCCACTTTCCTCCACCGGGGAGTGGACGATGACGCAACACTCGTTGCGGACACGGACGAGAGAACCCGCGACCTCATCCTCGCCGATGCCTACTACGGTGCTGCCGTATCTTCCACCAAGTCGGGTACGCAAGGAGAGTCGGACGGCGGCTGGACTCACTATGTGGCCATCAAGAATGTCGTTTCGCGTGACGCGCTGATGCAGATGGCGAAAGACCTCTATGCCAAGTGGGACGAGCCGTTCACCGACCCTAACCCGAAAATCCGAATGAAACCCCTCTACTGATGTACAATCCCCGTTGGCCCCATACCTTCCGCGTGGTCGTCGAGTCTTTGGACTCGAACGGCATGCCGGTCACGGATGCAAACGGAGACCCGGTTGTGGGCAGTATGCAACTCGAAAAGATTGTGTACGACTCCGGCTGGAATCCCACGCGCAACCCGGACGGCTCGTTCGTCACCGAAATGGTAACGGACATGCCTTGGGGCTACCGCACCTCCACGGGCGGCCTGCACACCTCCGGCGATGTCATCGTTGCGGACTACAAGGTGTCCGTTCCGATGATGCTGACGGAACTGCCTTCGGGGACGATCCTCCAGATGACCGACTACACCCATACTTTCCGGGCCAAGCTGCTGAAGATGACCACCTACAACTGGGGTACGAACATGTGGCTTGACAACATCAAGAACTGATGAGTACGGAGGCGAGGAACAGGTCGGTTATCGATAAGGCATTCGCCAGGCTGCAACGGAGCGAGGAGGATGTCATCCGCAACGGGATGTACGGACTCCTCAACGCCGGACTCCACTACCTTGAGGGGGCCCACGGCCTTCTCCACGGCGGCGAAAAGCACAAGGAGGAAAACAACACCCTCGGTTGGGCGTTGGTACACGACGGGAACATTCTGGAGGTCGCGTCGCATTCCGGCGAGGAGTGGACACCTTATGGTGATGCGCTCCACAAGCTGGAGGACATCGCGGCGCAGACCAAGGGCTGGGTCGGGATAATCCTTTCCGATATGGCCAACGACTGGTATCGGGTGGACTATGAGTTCGACTACCTCGCCTACTCGGCAGACAGGGTGCAGGAACACTTCAACGACTACTTCAAACGGATATGATGAACGATTTCGACATCACCGACATCGAGAGGCTCGCCACGGAGGCGATTCGCGGCCTGGGGATTTCCGAACATGTTTGGAACAACCGCCCCAAGGCGACGAGCGACACCATCGGCGATTTCGTGGTCGTGAAGGTCACGGGAGGCATCACGGACAAGGCCGCATTCGGCCAGACCCGCCTCGCCGTCCACCTTTTCGCCCGCGACATCGCGGAGATGAAAAACTCCAAGAAGCTCTCGGTCATGCAGAAGAAGTTGGTGAACCTCCCCCTCTGGATTCAGCCGGACACCCCCGGCGAGGGACACGGCCTCCTCATCGACGGCAACCCCCGCATCGTGGGAGACACCCCCGACGACTTCGGATTTCACGCAAGGATAATCACTTATCGTTTATTCATAAAGGCAACATAGAACTATGGCTACTCTTACCCACGCGATGCTTGACGACCTCCATATCGGCAACGCATGTATCTCCCTCAAGGCTTACGCCTCCGGCGGTGTGGACATCACCCAGGCTATCACCTTTGCCGCCGAGGACAAAATCTACACCCTCGAAGGTTCTTTCAACCTCGAGTGCGACGACCCGTCCTCCACGGACATCCGCATTGACCAGCACCAGGAGGTCATTGATGTCCAGTTCGACAAGGGCGGCAATTGGCGCATGACCGGCAACATCCCGTCCGTCGCACAGGCCCTCCTCGAATACTTCTTCAACGAAGGTCAGGCCACCGGCACTATCACCGGCGGCGAAAGCTCCACCTACACCGGCAAGGGCTTCATGGCTACCCCGGAAATCGTCGAGGTCACGGTCCTCGTCGAGTCCGAGTCCAAGAACACGGCCATCCTCTTCCCGCATGTGAAGATGATTGTGTCCAAGCCGAAGAAGGACGACAACTCCAACCCGGCCTACCTCTCCTTCACGGGCTTCATCCTCCCGAACCCGTTCACGAAGGGAACTCCCGCCACTCCGGTCGGCGACTTCGCCGTCCTCAAGGCCAGTTCCTAACCGAAGGCGGGCCAAACCTAAACCGATGGGGCGGGGTGCAAAAGCCCTGCCCCTCTTTTTTTATAAGCGAATATGAACCAACCAGAGCTGTCAACCCGTATTCTGCTTGCCCAGCTTGAAGCCAACAAGAGCGAATATGTGACTATTCCAGGCTCCCGGAGGAAGTTGAAGATTGGTTTCCTGCACGACTATACCGTCCAGAAGATCACGGAACTCCTCCTTGAGCGAGAGGAAATCGAGAAAGCCGCCAAAGATGGTAATTCCGACGATGTGATGCGTTCGGCGGTCAAGCATCCGTACTTCTCAATCAAGATGGCGGCATTGGCCGTGCTGAACAATCCGTTGAAAATCGCGCTGTTCTACCCCTTGAAATGGAGGTGGTGGGCGTTCGTGAGGAAATACAATGAAGCGCAGATGGCATCGGTGACGACGGCCATTCAAAAAAAAAATCACGGATTACTGCGCGATGTACTTTCACACTATCACATCCTGGACGGCTATGAGGACGGATGTGATGAATCTCACGATGGGGGAAGTAGAGCAGTCCCTTCGCGAACCCACGCAGGGCGGATAGCCGCCTTCGTGAAGGATTTTCCCTGCTACGGGGATTCCAGGTGGATTCCGTTCGTAGGGAGAATCACGAACTACACGGCGCGGTGCGTATTGACCGTTCCGCAGATACAGATAATGCAGTCCGACCTCCCGCACACCCTGTACATACGCGACAAGAAGGGGAAGCGGAATTCGGCGGACGACTACAAGTACAACCCGAAAGACCCGGCCATCGCCAAGACGGAGGAGATGCTACGGATGAAGAGGGAGAAGATGGCGCAGGAGCAGGGTTACACAACCGACGAACTATTTAACAAGGAATAGAAAATGGCAGACGGTGCGATAGATCAATTACACTTCGAGGTCATCCTTGACGACGCGAAATTCAAGAAGAGTGTCGGCGACGCGATAACCCAAGCGAACAAGCTGAACACCCAGCTGAACAGTATGCTCGACTTGACGAAGAAGTTCAAGCCGGGCGGCGTTGAAGTCATTTCCGAGAAGACGGTGCAGACCTCGAAGAGGGCGGAGAGCCTCTTGCAGAACATCGCCCTCCGGCTCGGCGAGGTCATCCGCAACACGGAGAGGATGGGGCAGGCCAACGAGAAGGCGGTCAGGCCGCTTGAGAAAACCCCGATGTCCCTCCAGAGGCTGTGGCTCCGCTTCACGGCCACGGTGTATAGTGTGATTTCCGCTATCCGCCTGTTCACGCGCACCATCGGAAAGGCCATCAAGAACATTTCCGATTTCCAACAGGCTAACGCGAACCTTGCGACAATCATGCAAGTGTCCAAGCGGGAGATTGAAACCCTCACGAACGATGCCCTGATGCTGGGCCGCACCACGGAATGGACGGCCTCGCAAGTGACCGAACTCCAGACCGCCCTCGCGAAGCTCGGCTACAACATCCCGCAGATTCGGAATATGCAGGCGAGTGTCTTGCAGTTCGCCACAGCTGTCGGCGCGAAACTCCCGGAGGCCGCCAACCTCGCCGGTGCTTCGCTCCGTATGTTCGGGATGCACTCCACCGAGATGCAGAAGGCCCTGGAGATCCTCACCGCATCCACGAACAAGACCGCCCTCGACTTCGAGAAACTGAAGGTGTCCCTGCCGTATGTCGGTGCTATCGCCCACTCCCTTGGAATGGATATCGCCCAGACGGCATCCCTGCTCGGTGTGCTGACCAATGCGGGTCTTGAGTCCTCCCGCGCCGGTACGGGCCTCCGCCAGGTGCTGCTCGAACTCGCCAAGCAGGGCGGCAAGCTACAGACCGCGATGGGCGGTAACATCAAGACCTTCGACGATTTCGTGAGAGGATTGGAGGAGATGCGCGACCGGGGGCTGGATGCCGGAGAGGCCACCAAGCTCGTTTCCACCCGCGCCGCCTCCGCGCTCCTCATCCTCGCCAACGGGGTTGACGACATCAAGCGGCTCAACAACGAGGTTCGCGACACGGACGGCCTGCTCAAGAACATCCAGGCGGAACGGCTCGACACCCTGCACGGTAGCACCTTGCTCCTCAAGTCCGCTTGGGAGGGCCTCATCCAGACTTTCCGCGATTCCGCCGGGCCGATGAAGGACATCGTTAACACCCTGACGAATATCATCCGTGCGACCTCACTCGCAGCCAGCCGTGCGAACCGCGTGGCCCAGGGGACGGACGGAGGTTTCTGGGGATGGCTCGGAAGGCCGGGACTGTTCAATAAGGGCATCGTCGGTAGCGACACCCTCACGAAGCAGTTCCAGCAACAATATATGAGCCTCTTGACCAGCGACACATCTCCCGAAGAGGCCGCGAAGATGGTCAACGAGTCGATGCAGAAATGGCTCAACGGGGCGCGTGACGAACTCATCCACCAGCAGCACAAGGGTTATTCGGAGTCCTGGTTCAAGAATGCCCTCTACAGCTTCCTGCCCACCCGTTTTTTGGTCAGCGGCAAGATGAACGCGGGCCGCGAGGCTAACGAGCAGGTCGAGGCCATCGAGAACGCGATGGATGCCGTGAATGCCTATATCGCAAACCACTCCAAGGAGACGGCGGAGATTGCCGCGAACAACTACCTTGAGCAATGGAGGCTGGTCTTCGACACACAGGGTGCGGATGCGGCCCGTGCGGCAATGAACTCCGTTGCCGGATATGAGGACATCAAGAATCAGGTGGAGCGGTATATCGCGTCCGGCGGTTTGGCCGGTATCAACGACCGGGCCACGGTAAAGGGTTCCAACAAGGCGGACAAGGAGGCCGAGAAACGGCGCAAGGAGGAGGAGAAACGACTCCGTGAGGAAGCGAAGGCCGCCGAGAAGGCGCAGCAGGCATTGGAGAAATACCAAAACACCTACCGCCGTTGGTCATCCGAAGATTTCGACCTCGGCGGAACAGGCTTTGAATACGATATCCGCAAGGTCTTGTCCGACCTCAACACCAATCTCGGCAAGGTTGACGAGAAGTATCTCAAGGCCGTCGAGGAAGCGATGGCGGCGCACAGGGGCAATGCCGAGGCGATTGCGGAGGAAACGGAGAAACTTGAGGCCCTTCGCGATGCTGAAAAGACCTACGAAAAGGCGCAGGCGCAGAACCGGCTGGACAAGCTCGCCGAGTCCTATTTGAAAGACCAATACCTCCTCCGGGGAATCAATATGGACAACCTTGGGACGATGTCCATCTCTCAACTACGCAACCTCAAAACGGAAATGGAGGGGATTGGCAAGGATGCCCTGATGCTGATGACCGAGATGTCCGGCATTGAGGGATACCTTGCCTCCATCGGGTTGGACATCGAGAACCTTACCGATGAGGATCTGGACACCTTGAACGACAAGCTCCCGGAGACTACGATTCAAACGATTCGCCTGTGGAAGGCCCTGAAGGATACCGGGCTGTCGTTCGACACCCTCAACGAGAAGATCCAAACAGCCGTCAAGAAAGGCTTGAAGAACCTTGACGAGGAAGAGGAAAAGGCCATCCTCAAACTTGGGAAATATGTTGCAAAGCAAGTCCTTGAACTGGCCGATGCCTTCCGGGAACTTGGCGAGGCTACCGGGAATGGGAGCCTGGAGTTTGCGGCTGATTCCTTCTCGAAAATGGCCGATGTTGCAAAGAATACGATAGAGGGGTTCAAGCAGGGTGGCGCGTGGGGGGCCGTGATTGGTGCGGTCTTTTCTATGGGAAAGATTATCGTGTCCAACATCGCCGAAAGCCAAAGAGAATCCGCAAGAATCGCCGAGTCGTTGAGGGATGCCGCCATCGCCTACGAACAGGCCGCCGATGCGATGGCCGTGGCAAGCAAGGCGAATGTGTTTGGCGTGAATAGCATGGGCCAATACCGCGAGTATGTGAAAATCGCGGAGAAATACAAGAAGGTCTACACCGATTTCTACAACAAGATTAAGAGCTGGGGAGAGATTGGAGAGTGGGTCGCTTCTATGTACACCAAGGAGAATGGCGAGATAGACGCGGAAAGACTCAACTATGACATCAGCAACGGGCTTCTTACCGACGGCCTTATGACCGGCTTCAATGTCAAGGAGGTCGGCGAGGCTGTCAAGCAATACCTGGATGCGCTCAAGGAGATGGAAAGCTTCGCGGAGTCCATCGTCGGCAATGTCTCCGAAAGCATCACCGACAAGATTGTGGATTCCTGGTGGGAGGCTGGTCAGGCCGCCCTCGACTATGCGGACATCCTCGGCGATGTGGCGAAAGCCTATGCGAAGCTGATTGTCAACGATATGCTCCTTGAGGCCGCATTTGACCCGGGAAGGCAGGATGCGTTCAAGGAGGCTTTGAGAAACGGGGACACGGCAAGGGCGATGAGCATCGTGGAAGGCGCGATGCAAAGCGCGGTCGATATGCTCCCGGCCATCAACTCCGCCCTCCAGGTGCTTGAGCCGTACAGGAATATGACCGGCAGCGAAGGCGGCTCGAATTCGGTCGGTAGCGGCATTAAGTCCATCACGGAGGAGACGGCCAGCCTTCTGGCCTCCTACATCAATGCGATCCGTTCCGATGTCTCCTACATCCGCGTGATGTACGAAAGGGGCCTGGAGCATATGAACGCATTCGGTGCTTCCCTACCCACACTGAACGACCACATCGCCCAGATTGCGGCCACGAACTTCGACATCGCCCAGAGCAACCAAAGCATCCTCTCCGAACTCCGTTCGGTCATCGGGCCGGTCGGAACCTCCGGGATGGTAGTCCGGGTGGAGGCATCCTAACGGCACGAAATCCCAATAAATCGCAAGAAACATTGAAATTTATTGATTTTTCGTATTAACTTGCACACGAAATGTTGTATGTTCCGCCCATAAGAGACTACAAGCCGTTCTACATCCAAGTCGGGACGGCCCAATCCGCTACGGACATCAAGGACACCTACAAGGTGGTGGTCAAGACCCACGACTACCCCTCCTACCGCAAGCCGAAGGAGCCGTACAAGAACGATTGGAAGGACGAGAACGGCGACGACGAGTACACCGCCGAGATGTACTACGAAGCCTTCACCTTCAAGGCCGAGTGCGTGATGCTTGCATCGGGTTCCACGGCCCGCGCCGACCTCCGTAACGGAATCCGCGAGTTCCAAGACGCGCTTGTGGGCGAGTTCAAGGTGTTCGACTCTTGGACGGGCTTTGGCTTCCAGAAGGTTCGACTCTCCCAATTCCCGATGCCTTCGGACGGCAACTTCGATGTGTTCCGTACCCGGATGGGAAGCACCACGACGGAGTACGCCCGCGTCATCTTCACGGTGGAGTTCAAGGTGAACGACCCCATTACGCAAATGGTCTTGTCCGGCGGGGCGATAGTACAGGGATAAGGATATGGCAAGGTTCACGATATATTCCCCGACCGGCACGGCACTCTACACGGGTACGCCGACCTTCACGGGGCAGTATATGAAACCGGGATTCTTGGAGTTCCGGGAGGTGGCCCTTGCGTTGTTGGTGGAACTCGTTCCGGGGTGCTATGTGGACTACACCCGCACCGGGCGTAGATACAAGATTTACACCGCGCCACAACTCAAGAAACAAGCCCGTTCCGCGTCCTATGGAGGTGCGTTCGTGTACCAATCAGTCCAACTCTACGATGCGTCGAAGATGTTGGAGTATTGCCCGTTCCGCGACCTCGTTACGGGCGACAACCGCGTCCACTTCTCCACCCAACCATCCATCTCCACCTTCGAGGGGTGCGACGGCCTCGCCCGCCGTTTCGAGGCTTGCCTCGTCGACCAATACGGCGCGGGGTCTTGGCAAGTGCGGATAGCAACCGCCCAGGAGAACCCGGCCTTGCACGACCTGATGCTCGAACCGAGGGACTTCACGGTCTCCGGGGTGAACATCCTTGAGTGCCTCGACAAGATTTATGAGATTTGGCCGGAGGTCGGCTGGGTCTATAAGGTCGAGGAGGTGGACGGCGTTATGACCGACACCATCGTCATCGGCGGTGGCGGGGCCAACCCCAATGTGGGGACATACGCCTACGGCAAGGGTAACGGCCTCACCTCCCTTACCCGGACGGCGGCTAACGCCGAGGAAATCGCCAACCGCATCTTCGCCTACGGCTCGTCCCGGAACATGGTCTTGCCGAGTTGGTATCGCAACCAGGACATCAAGGATGCGGAGTCGGTGGACATCCAAAACCTCATGCTCCCCATCGGCCCGGTGGGTACTCCCGACACGCCGGACTACTGGCCCGGATGGGGCGAGACGGACGGGGAGCGCGATGCGGCGAAGGCTTTCGTCGAGAACGCGGCCTCCATCTTGAAGAACGGCCTCCGTCCGTCCACCGTGTACTTCAACGGGAATGGGGAATACCCCGAAATTTACCCTACCATCCGCGAGACAACCATCGGTATGGTTCGGAGGGCGATAGGCGATTCTACGGCAAAATACTACCCTTCCACGGCCATCTACACCGACCCGGACGCGCGGATTGACAAGTTGCTTTCAGTGCAGCCGTCTTTCGATAGCGGAAAGGCCGGTGAGGACGGGAAGCAATCCATCTTCTCCGAATACATCACGGTTTCGGGAAGCCTTTCGGACACCATTCCGGCTGACACCCAAATCCTCACCACCGTAATCGTTGGCGGGAGCGAAAGCCCTCAATCCATCACCTTCGGTGCGAGTGATGCGGGCATCCGCAACATCTCTATGCCGGTGTCACTCTCCGGCTATATCCAAATCCCCAACATCACGGGGGCGGTTCTCTCCGCGCACCTGCACCGGGGCCATCCGTCCAATGCGCCTGTCGCAAGCGGGCAAGTGGAACTAACACCCGACTCCTCCAACCCAGACCGATACAACTTCGTGCCGGTGTCCGTGACCGGGAGCAAGGTGAACATCGCGGCGGACACCTACTACATCGTGGTCGAATTGACGGCCACCTTCGATGTGACCGCAATGGCTACCGCCTATTCGTACAGCTACGACGGTGGTATCTCCGTGTCGCTCTCCTACTACCGGGCAAAGACCTTCAACATCACCCTCCGGCAAGTGGGTTTCGACATCGGGGCGCAGGCAGATCTGGCCGACGGAAAGACCATCGCTATGCGTACCGGCGACTGCGCCGGGCGGTCGTTCTCCATCAAGTCCGTCCAATATGACTCCGCGAACGATGCGTGGGCGTTGGAGTGCTGGCGCACCGAGGACGAGTCCCTCTCCCAATGGTTCCCGAACTCTCAATTCGGGGTTGCCGCCGGGGACGAGTTCGTCCTTTTGGACATCGCCATGCCGGACATCTACATCGCTATGGCAAGCCAGAAGTTGCTTGTCGCGGCCCGCGAACTCCTTGCGGACTCGGCGGTGGAGAGGTGGCAATACAACCCGGAGATTGACGCGAAATATATGGTGGAGAACTCCCGTGTCATCAACGCGGGCGAGGCGATGACCATCTCCGACCCGGACATCATCGGTGAGAACCCGGAGTCGGTCATCGTGGACACCATCACCATAAGCGAGGGTGAGTCCCCCATCCCGACCTACAAGGTCACTTTGAGAGACCGCAAGAAAAAGACTTGGACGGAATCGGCGATGCCGGAGACCTCCTCGTCGAAGTCCGTAGGCAACTCCTCCACGACGCAACCCCAATCCACCTCCGGCGGGGGCGACTCGTTCTTCCAGCTCGACGAAAGCGGGAATGTGACCCTCAAGTCGCAATATCAAAACCTTTGGGTTCCGGGTTGGCTTGCCGCCGGTGGTGTTGGCGAAGGAGGCGGCGGTGGTGGCGGCGTGTCCTACCTCCGTCAACTCGAAGATGTCTATCACGACAACAACGGTGTCCTCCGCGCGAACGGCGGGTCGGTACAACCCGGCGACACCATCGTCTATAACGACCAACTCGGTTGGGTGGCCGCACCGATTACCGTGAGCGGTGTTGTGAAGAAAATCGCTTGCGGTGGATACAACACGCTCACGCCGGATGCGAATGGCCTTGTTGACATCACACAACCCGTATTGAGCCAAGTCCGATGGTATGTAAACGAGAATATCATCATAACCAGGAATTTGACAACCGGCACGGTGATTGCAACAATCCAGTTGGGCGGGCCTAATTCCCAAGCCGTTCAATTATACGCCCCGTCCGGCGGTGGTGGGAGCGGAAGCACCGTGTCCGTTACGCCGAGGCTTTACACCGGCGTACCAATCGCCGATATTACGGTTGATGGTTCTACCGTCACACTCTATGCCCCGTCGGGCGGTGGCGGTGTGTCCGTCTTGGACGACCTTGATGATGTCTATATCACCAACCCCGGAGACGGCCAAGCCCTCGTCTATCGTAACGGCTATTGGCAGAACGAAACTATCCCCGGCGGTGGCGGCGGTGGTTCATACTCCGGCGGTACGGGCATCAGCATCAATGCCAACAATGTTATTTCGATTTCCACCGCGTACCAACAAAATATTGCGAAGGGCGTTGACGCATACAATAGCATCACCGCGCTTGCGAATAGGATTACTGCCATCGAAGGGTGGTTTGAGATTGTTACCGTCAATAACGAGCAAGCCCTCCACGCGAAAAGCGGGATGGCGATATATTCGGATAGTTGGATAGCCGCCGGTGGCATAGGTAGCGGTGGCGGTGGTGGTGGCGGCTCCACGGTCGCTTGGGGACAAGTCGGCGAGGACTTCGTGTACTTGTCGGTCGATTCCGTGAGCCGGAAACTCCTTACCGCGCACCAATCCCTTGATGGCTATGTGTCAAAGCAATCGCTTTCCGGCCTTATCTCCCTCGCAAGCGGAACGAACAACGGAACACTCAAATTGACGGTGAATGGAACGGTCACGGACAACATCGCCGTCAATGGCCTCGGTAGCCTCGCATATAAGTCGTCGTTGCTTGCGAATGAAATTCCCGACCTGCCCGCATCAAAGATAACCAGCGGTACATTCGATGTTGCCCGTATCCCCGATTTGTCCAGCAAGTATGTCACCTTGGACACTACGCAAAACAACATCTCCGGCGCAAAGACCTTCACGACCAAGACGAATTTCACGGGTGGATTAGCCGTTCCCCAAACGGCCTACATCGACCTCGGCCCCATTCGCATCAAGTTCGAGAACAACGCCCTCCATATCACGAAGGTTGACCCGAACGACAACACTAACTACGGCCTCTACGCGGACGGCTTCGTCGCCGCCGGTGGGGTTGGACAATCCTCATAGACTATGGCACACGATAGCAATAACAATAGGATATTCATAGGTGCTACGGGTGTCGAGATAGCCGACATCCAAGCCGTACTCAACCTCCAGAACAACGACATCGGCGCATTGATTACGCAGGGTGCGTCGTTGGGCCGCATCAACAAGTGGGCGAAGTGCAAGCCCATTCGGTATTACAACTACAACGCATCTACGCAAGTCAAGACCCCGTACCCAGGACTCTTGACGGGGGATATGTGGAAGGGTGTCCCGATTGACCAAACCAATTATGGGATGTACTACGGCATCATCATCCGCGTTCCCTCGGTGAGCGGGTCGTTGAACACTTGGCCTACCCTTCACGCCGCCACCTTCGAGTATTGCCCGCCCCGTGGACTTTCCCAAAGCGAGATGTTCCGCATCCGCGACTTCGAGGGCTATCGGCAAAACGCGCAGGCGAACCCGTCCGCTTCGTTCGGTGGCGACGGCGAGGCGGTGGGGTTCGTGAACCACGCCGACGGCATCACGGGAATCGTGGTAAGATACTACGACCCCGAACAAGGAAACCCGGACGGCGTTGACTTGACGAGCATCTTGCTCGGTAGTTCGGACGCGCCCCTTTCCGTGCTTCAAAACACCTACCCTTGCATCCTAATCGGCAAGGGCAACACGCATTATGTGACCGCCCTCGGCTATGAGGACGCACCGAATCACGCGCCGAGGCCGTTGTACTACAACAATGCTTTCCTCGGCGGTTCTTGGGTCGTTGACACGAACAAGACCGTCTATGACCCGCACCCCTTCGTACCGTGGACGAGTCCCGAAAGCGGTTTCTCCGCGACCCTCATCCTCCTCCGCTCCGCGAAGTCCGGTGGAATCTACCTCGATGTCGCCGGGTCTATGAACCTCGCCGAGCATTGGTTCGACTGCTCCTCCGGCTCGTCATTGACCGCCGCCTACAAGCCTGTTCCCCTCCCCGATGCGGTCGGCATAGACTTGTCCCTTGTCGCGTATGCCTACGAATACAAGGTCACGCCGCTTTCGGTCGTTTCCGCCGATGCGAACTCGGTCACGGTCAGCTTTGAAATCAAGTACACCGGAAACGCGCAAACCCCCTCCGGCACGGCGGTCATCTCCGCACATGTCGGGCAGGACGGCTCCTACGGCGGGACATATAAGGATGTCCAACTCCAACTCGCCGGGAGTGCCACTTACACAAGGAACATCATCTTCCTCGCTACCGACTTCGACATGCCGATGTTCATGCCGAACACCACCTATTCCATTGAAATCGACACCACCGCGTCTCCGGGAGAGGCCGGACACGGAGAGTTCACTTTCACCGCAAACTAAAAACACGCGACAATATGAAGTCACTCAAGTTTCTCTTACTTACCACAGCATTGTTCCTCTACGGTTTCATTACCGTAGTGACTTGCGCCGCCGTGTGGAACTCAAAGCCTACCGCCGTAGTCGCTTTCGTGGCCGGGTTGCTCCTCGCCGCCAACGGCTACGCCATCTACCGAAAGGCTATGGCGATGAAGAAAACCATTGAAGAAAACGGAGGAATCAAATGAAACTCGCCAAGTACAAAATCATCAACATCGACTCCATCCTCGTCGCAAGCCGGATTAACCGGATAGCGGACAAGGAGGTCAAGGATGCGCTCCTCAAGGAGTACCTCGAAATCCACAAGATTGCGGAGGCGGCGAAGGCCGACCAAAACGAAATCTCCCGCAAGTTCAACGCGGATTGGAGGGAGGAGGCTACCGCCGTGGCCAAGTACCGCAACGCCGGGAAGCCCGTGGTCGGGCATCTCGACTTCCTCGATGCCGAGAGGGACGCGGAAAAGGCCATTCAAGACCTTCTCAAAGCCGAGGTGGACATCGACATCACCCCCGCGCCGATGGACGATATTATGGCCGTTTCCGAGGACATCACCCTCGGCCAAATCGCCATGCTCCAGGAGTACGGGATAATCGAATAGGAGGAACACTATGGAGATCAAGACAAAGACCGTATTCGAGAACATCTCCGTGAACGACGCGGGGATGGGTGTCATCATCACCAAGCGGAAGGACGAGGAATACGCGAGGAAGTACGCGCACATGTACGCCGACGGGTACTACCCCTCCAACCAGGGCAAGATATTCCGGGCCTCCAACTCCGGCTTCCTCACCTCCGAGAACAACCGCATCATCGTCCGTTTACCCGAAAACGATTAACGCAAAGATAAACTATGGCAGATTACATTTCTCAATTCACCGGGGGCGAGATAGACCGCCGATTGGCAAAAGTCTCCGACCTCGAAGCCGGAAAGCAAGACAAACTCGAATCCGGCGAGAACATCAAGACCGTCGGTGGGCAGTCGCTCCTCGGCGAAGGCAACATTCCGTTGACCGACCAAGAGGCGGTCAAGTTCACCCCCCAAACCCTCACGGACGCACAGAAGGCCCAAGCCCTTGCGAACATCGGTGCGGCCTCCGAAGATGAGGTAGCCGCCCTCGCCGACCAGAAGTACGAAGGCCCCTACGAATCCGCCGCCGCCCTTCCCACGGCCTCGGCCTCCACGATGGGCGCAATCTACCTCGTCGGCCCAGACTCGAACGGCGAGTACGACCGATATGTTACGAAGGTGGACGGAAGCACCTACACTTGGGGTTCTCTCGGCAAGACCTCCATCGACCTCTCCAACTACGCGACGAAGGCGGAAGTGGGCGAATTAGAGGCCGAAGTAGATGAGTTTATTGCAGATGACGGTGACGATACAAGCAACGACTTCCATATCGCAGACCCGGACGGGAAGGCCATCGTCAAGTTCTCCGGGGGACATATCGCAACGAAAAACTTCAATTCGGCAACCGTGGTCAAGTCTATGACCGTGTCCAGGAAAACCTTAGTCATAACAATCTAACAACGAAATATTATGGGCAAAGTTTTAGTTATCAAGGGTGCGGATTTCTCCGAGAACAATGTGGATGTTGTCCCGATTTATTACAACGGCACATTTTACCCGAACATAGACAACTATCAAGAACAGAAGAACAAGATTGCGGCGGGGACTTACGATGACCCCTATTGGACTTCTTATTCCGGTAGTTCAAAGACAAATTTCTATCCGATTAAGAAGGGGCAGGTTGTAACCGTTCCGGCACAAGACCCTACAACCAGATGCAGATTTGCTTTTGTGAAGACCATCGGTGGGTATGATGAACGGTACGACCTTATGACGGGCCAGTTATTCGCTGTCCCGATTAACTATATGGTCGGGACGGGGCAACTTCTTGCACCTGAAGACGGGTATCTTGCGATAACTTCATATATCACGGGTAATCCCGTTTTCCCTTCGGGTGTATCGGTAAAGCCGTATAACGCAATCGAAAGAGTGATTAACGAAAATACTCCACCATCTGCCGGGAACAAAAATTCTTATATGACTTCTTCTGGTGGATATGGTTCAACCACTTCCCCGGAAGGAAAATATGCCGCCTACTTCTATAATGTGTTCAAGGGCGAAACAATTACCATCACGGCTAATTCTGAAAAACGGACTTCCTGTGCTTTTTGTGAACCCTGCAAGGCAGACGGCCAAGACCAGACACTTGCAAAGTTGCTTGCTGGTCAGTCAAGGCAATCTATTGAAATCGGGCAGACGGCTACCTTTGTAGTCCCGGCTGACGGCCTTCTTTACATTTTGGGATATGATGGTAACAATCGCCAATATCCGGAAAGCATAATCGTAACGAGAGTGACATTATGAGCAGTTTGAACACCATTCGCATTGTCAATTCGGCCACCAATGAGCAAACCGAATATGACATCAACTATCTTGAAGAACAAGACAATGAAAATGCCGACCTCGTTCTTTCCGACCCGAACGGGAAGAATGTGGGGGTGTTCTCAAACGGCCATTTCAAGACAAAGAAATTTGATTCCTCCGCACATCACATCAAGGTGTTGATGGAACGGGGTGGAATTGAATCCGCCGGATATGATGCTTATAGCATCAATTCGTACAACTCCCAAGTCCGCACGGCCTTCTTCCTTGATTCAAACGGGGCAGAATCCATCATCACGGGACACGAAGGATATTTGTATCAATTTGATGAGGATTATGAACTCCTGTCAAACGGCATTACAACGGGACAAAGGGAATCCCTTGTAGAAGGGTGCAAGTACATTCGCTTCACCTATGCTGGGGACTTTGTGGAGTACCTTGAAATGGTTTTCTTCGGGGACAATGAGCCGAAGGAAGTGAAACGGGTGCAACTCCGCACTACTTCCGAAAGGTTGGTGTACAAGGTGAATGAAACGGTCTGCACAACGGCCCGGCTCAAACTCCCCCCGAACTACACCATTGACGGGGCGAAAGTTCCGCTCATCCTTTGGGACTCCGGGGACGGTAGTTTTACCGATTGGGAATCCGAACTCGGTGCCCCAGGCTATGCCGGGCGAGTGAACGGGTTGAACTACCTTTGCGACCAGGGTTTTGCCGTCCTTGAAATCTACTCCTGGGGGTCTTACAACTATCAGCACCACGATGATTGTGACGGTCGTTCTGCTATGCCGATTCCGTCCCACCTCGCTACCCACGAAAAGGGTGTGGAATATGTGTTGAGCCGTTACAACATAGACCAGGAAAACATCTTCCATTTGTCCAAGTCCGGCTCTGGCAAACTCGCCCTGTACTACGCATTGGAGAGGCCGAAATTCAACCTCAAATCCATCTATGCGATGGCCCCGGTTTTTGATGACCTGACCTTTGTAGGATGGGGGATGAAGGGGTATCGCACGGCTCTATTTGAGGAACTGAATATGCGTGGAGATGCCCAAACGGAAGGAACTCCGGCCTATCAGTTCATCAACGGGACACCGGTGGCCGATGGTGGCTATAACGGTACATCTTGGGTGCCTCGTTCCAACAACGGGAAACAATTCATTGAAGACAATGCGGACAAGTTCACGATGATTGTCCCCGGATGGATGAATCTTTGTGGACAGACCATCGCACAAAAGATGCAGGACACCTTTGATTTCGCAGATGCGTTTTGGGAGGGTTATACCTACGATAGTGAAACGGGTCATTGGAGTTGGACGGGAGCATTACCGGAAACCCGTGGCGAGGTCTGCTACACCCGTGACAACCTTGTGATGATTGGCAACCATATCCCGATTATGGTTATTATGTCCCCGACTGATGAGCAGACCCCGTATTGGGATGCTTTGGAGGTTGTAAAGCAACTCTTGAACGGTGGGGACGATGCGAGTATGTACACCCTTCAAGGGGGAGGGCATTCCGGGCCGGATTTGAGCACATCGGGGGCGAACTATGTTGCAAACATCACAACCCGTCTTGGAGTCCACTATGATGGGGTTTCCATCGGTTGGTATGTGGCTTGCGAAGACATCTACGCAAGATTCTTAAAGTAATCACTTTCGGCCCTAATTGGGTAAGTTCGTGAAACAAAAAAGGGGCGATGGAAAGCCCACCGCCCCTTCAAAAAAGAGTTCTTTGACAACCTTGAGCAACCCTACTCGTCGATGATGTAGCGGTCGAAGGTGTCCAAGTTGCTATGGCCGCTGCACCGCTTCAAGGCGTGTACATTGTGTCCACGAAGGACACCGACGGTGATAGCTGTCCTACGACTACAATGCGAGGCTATCATCTTCCATTTCGGCACGGTCGTTACGACGAGTTTCCCATTGACCCGTTCCTCTACGCGAACCAGATCTGTAAAACCGATGTCCCTCATCAGGACATGGAGAGCATCGTTGTAGTTCCCGATGTCGCCGGTGTATGGAGCGGAGTAGCCGTACCTCTCCAAGATGCGGTAAGTTGTCTTTGCGTCAATCGCGTACTTGTCTATGTTCACGACGGCTACATTCCCGGTCTTTTGTTGGGTAATCGTGAAGGTGTTCCGGGAGAAGCACTCCGGCGAAACGCGGCGCATGTCGCTGAACCGTTGGTAAAGGTTGCAACTCAAGACGAAGTGGTCGCGGATGCGGTGCATCTTCGCCCGGAAGTCCTTCCTGCGGTTCGCATAGAATCGGTCTATGTCGAAATAGGCGATGCGGGACACCTCGTCGGCGGTCAATGCAATCTCCGTCGGCTTGTTCTTGATGGGCTTGATTTCTCCGAATGTCGGCGACACCGTTGCGTTGTACTTGGAGGCCCACGAAAGGACGGCCTTGAGCTGGGAACTCATCGTGTCTATCGTGGAGTTCTTGAGTCCGCGAGATTGGCAAAAGGCGATGAAATGTCCCCAGAAGATGTCGGTCACTTGGACGGGCATTAGTGTCACGCGGTATTGTTCCTCCAACGCCCGGAGGTTGTATAGCAACCCGCTGATGTTCCGGCTATATCGTGGATGGAGTTTCGATTTTGCCTTCACGCAAGCGAGGACGACCTCTATGAGCGAACAACCCTTGAGGTCGATGGTGAACGGGTTTCGGATGGATTGCTCAAGGTAGGACTTGAAATCGGAATTTTGCGGCGAGTAGGACGCGGGGATGGATAAGGCTGGCATAATTGAAAAAACTTAAATAACAATGATTACTATTCTCTCACATCTTTGGCAGAAGGTCGTGGAAATGCTCCACTACCCCGCCGGATGGTTTATGGGGTTGTTCTTGTTCGTGGCCGACGCGGTCGCGGGCGGTGGACTCATCATCTACCTCGTCGTGATTGCGACGGCCATCGACCTCATTTGCGGGATTGCGGTTGCCATCAAGCGGAAGAACTTCGCCAAGAGCGAGCTGATGCGTTTGACGGTCGAGAAACTTGTGGTGTACGGGGCGGCTATGCTCGTTTTCCTTTGCATCGACAAGGCCATCGAGACGGAAACTACATTCGAGTTCGCCCTGACCTCCGGGGTGGTTGGTGTCGTGATTGCGATGACGGAAACTTGGTCGTTCCTCGCCTCGCTCCTTATCCTGTTCCCGAAGAACCCTTTCCTCCGCTTGTTCCAGAAGGCCCTCATCGGCGAGATTGCCCGGAAACTCCAATGCGAGGAGGAAGCGGTCGAGGCCATCTTGAAGGATGCCCGCAAGACCAAGCAACCCCGTGGTAAGAATGGTCAGTTCATCAAGCAAGAACCCAAAAAGGTGAAGAAATGAAACTCAAGGTAGAACGGAAATGGAAGAAGGCCACCTATTGCGTAGGTAGGCTTTTCGTGGACGGGAAATTGTTCAGCAACACTTTGGAGGACAAAGACCGGGGACTCACGCAATCTATGCCGACGGGCAAGATTAACCAGATCAAGGTGAAAGGCGAGACGGCCATCCCTACCGGCACTTACGGGGTGGCGATGAATATCGTTTCCCCGAAGTTCGCGTCCGTCAAGTGGATTAAGGACTTCTGCGAAGGAAAGATGCCCCGGCTCTTGGGTGTCAAGGGGTTCGACGGGATTTTGCTCCACAATGGATCGACCGCGAAGGACAGCGCGGGCTGTATTTTGGTGGGAAAGAACACCCAAGTCGGCAAGTTGACCCAATCCCGCGAGACCTTCAAGGAACTCTACAAGTTGATGAAGGCGGCGGCTGACAAGGGCGAGGACATCACGATTGAGATTGTGTAATGTGGTATGTAACTACATTTGGCGGCTACCGCATCGGGCCGTATGACTGCTATGAGGATGCCTATTTCGCGGCCACCCTCAACTTCGGGATGGATGGCTGGACTATCTCGCATACATGACCTATGAGAAAGCCGTCCATCTTCCTTTTAATAGCCGTTCTTTTGGCCGTAGTCGCGTCCTTTTGGCTCGGTAGTACAATCACACGGAAAAGGTACGAAAGTGCCTTAAATCGCCCAGATACGGTCATCGTGGAGAAATGGGTGCGTGACACCATCTACCAGCCGAAGGACTCGTTCATCGTTCGGTGGGAGACCGCCTACCTTCCCGTCCACGACACGACCTATCTCCGTGACACCTTGCAGGTGGTTGACTCGGTGCATGTGGATGTTCCGATAAGCGAGAAACACTATGTGAGCGAGAACTACCGGGCCACGATCCGGGGCTACCAGGCCGAGTTGACGGACATCTGGATCAACCAACGCGAAACCATCGTGACCGTCCCCTACCGCAAGCATTGGACTTGGACAATCGGCCCCCAAGCCGGTTTCGGCATCACGCCGGAGGGGTGGAGGCCCTATGCCGGGTTCGGTGCTACCTTTGGATACTCATTTTAGTCCGCGAGTAGGTTCGGCTTGTGCCGGAAGCAAGACCTGGACTGAAAGCGGACTCTTGACAAAAAATCCCCGCCACCCAAACGGATGACGGGGACTATCATTTCTTGTAATCCTCAAACCGCTTGCATGCCCCGAAGATGAAGCGGTTGTTCACCCATCTTGCGAGGTCGCGGTAAAACCTCGCACAATGCTCTTTGTCATAGATCATCACATACGGCCAATATCCCATTTCCCGGAGGGTGTAGATTCGGTCAAGGTCTTGCTCCAGGGTTGTGGAGAAATTGACGATGGTATAGACAATCGCATTGTGGACTTGTTTCTTGTGAATGTTAGGCGAGGCGACATCCGCAAAGAGTTTCAGTTTCGGCAACACCTTGTCCTTGTCCTCATACCTATCCCAAGCGAAGTGGATTTCCTTAATCTTCATTGAGGCTATCATCCTAGCCTTTTCTTCGGTCATCAGGCGAATATCCAATCCTTGATTGAAGTCCACCTCCGCCCGCGAGTCAATAAGCGATTGTAGGAGACTTTTCCAATCCTTGCAGGCGAGGATGTTCGGGTCGCAAAGGACTATCTTCTTCTGCCCCCGCCAGAACTCCGAAAGGTCGGCCACCTTGACCGAGCATCTGCCCTCTTTCTTTTCCACGATGCAGAAATCGCAACCACGCGGGCAACCCCTTGTAAGAAAGCCGTAGGCCGTGTCTTTCGTCAATTCGGGGTACAAGTCATAGTCGGGGTAGATATGCTCTATTTCGGGCGGTAAAGGCTTGTTCTTGGCCTTGTCAAAGACCTCCTTCCCGTTGACGAGGGAAATGCAGTAGCCGGAGCCACCGCGTTCCACCTCGTCCGCATTGATTGGATAGTCGTAGTCTGGTGTGAACGAGAACACCTTGCTCAAATAGACCTTGTCAAATCGCCCCCCCATAATGGATCGTACCACTCCACGGAGTCGCCTTGAGCCTTGTGCCAAGCCGAAATCTTCATCAGCGCGATGTTGGGGAAACGGCCTGTTCCGTCCACATCCACAAGACCTATTCGCATAGTTCCTCAAACCTCTTGAATTGTTGAACCTCCTGCCTATACATCACCGGCAAGGACAGCATGTCCCTCATTCGGTGGACGAGGTTGGTGACGGTGGAGTGGTCGCGCTTGAGCATCTTCCCAATCTCCGAATAGGAGTATCCCTCGTTGTGGAGACGGAAGGACACGAACTGACGGATTTGTGTGTTCTCCCTTTCGCGCGAGTCGGTCAATGCTTGCCCGCAAGCAATCTCGGCACAGGCGAGGACTCCAGGGAATCGTTCCTCAATCGGGGAAAGGACACGGTGCTTGTCGCGTAGGGAGGCCAAGACCGCCTTGTGGAATTGCTCGTCGGAAGCAAAGACACCGCCGGGGTTGGTGGTGCGGATTTCGCGGACATCCTCCCAAGTCATGTTTCGTAGTATGCTCTTGTTCATTGTTCCACGATTTTGAACCGATAAATGAACTTCCGTCTCCCGTCCTCGGTTTGGCCCTCAACGACTTTGAATTGCTTTACGATGTCCTGGGCGATGGCGGTGGCGATGTGTTTCCTCGCGTGGGCCACCATCAACGCATCGGTGGTGTACTTGCGCGTGTCGGAGTCCGTCACGGTGTAGGAGGCGGTGTAGATGTCGCGGTTGTGGAATGTCTCAACCTCGCGTTTGAATGAGGCGAAAAGGGTTCGTAGTGTCCCCTCGTCGGCGGCTATGCGGTTGGCCCTCTCGTCCAGATGGACTGAATACTTATCAAGCTCCTCTTGGCGTTCGTCAAGTTCGGTCATCTTCCATAGCACCCACACAAGGAGGGCGAAGGTCAGGGCCGCAAAAATGATTAGTGCGATTGTCATATCGTTCGTGTTAAAGTGAATGAGTTATAGTCCGGTTTGCCTTGATGCGTGAAGAACATCGTCTGCTATTGCATCCACGATTTCAAAAAGCCGTTCTACCGATAGTTCCTCCGTTCGTGTCGCTTCAAAAAGCAAATCATAGAGTTTTTTCTTAAATATTTCCTTTTCGGTCATATCATTCGGGTTGGAATTGATTGAGTTCTTTGAGGTAGGTTTCCACCTCTTTTTGTGGCATCCAAGCGATGACGGTTTCATCTTTCGGGGCAGACCAAATTTCATTCTCATCGTCCCATACGGTGAACTCGTCTCCGTTCCATTCTCCATAGAATATGATTCGCCCGTTTTCGCAAAGAAGGATAAGCCATTCCCATTGTTTCGGGAGTTCGTTTATGTTTCGCCATTTCATATCTGGTCTGGGGTTAAAGTAGATAATCTCCGACTTTGATTCTACCGTTACAATCGTAGGTGTCGGCATCTGCGACACTTATTTCCGGTGTCTGCGAATATGCCATATCGTAGTGAATCCATATCGGCTTACTTTGGTCAAGTTCCGATAGTTCTTTGATTAGTTCTGCTACTGTTTTCATATTCGTGGTTGAAGTGGATTACTTGCCAAGTGCCTTCCTCTCGCAGAATTGACAAATGCCTTTTACTTTCTTATTATGATACTCCGCCACATCCTTTCTTATCGTTTCAAGAGTGATTTGTCTGCCACATTTGTCGCAAACGACGATGTAATATATCCTTTCTTTGACCATAGTAAATTAGGTGGTTATGTTTCGGATAACCAACGGTAAATCTTTCGGCACAAGGCTTGGATTGCCGCCGGGATGTTATTGGTCTTGTTCGGGTCAACGAGTGCATCGGAAATCCCACAATGCCACATATTCGCAAGGGCGTAGGCGTTACGGGCGATGGCCTCCAAGTGCGGGTTCTTCTCCGCGTGGTGGACGACCATCTTCTGCCCCGTCCGCTTGTCCTTGCCGAGTACCTTGCCCACGCGGTACACATTCCCCCACGCGGCTTGGGCGGCTTGGGCGAGGACATGGCAAAGGAGGGACGAGACGATTTGTTGCCGTTTCTCGAATGGGATGTCCCCAAGCAACAACATCAAGCCAGATCGCAACACCATCAGCTCGTTCCCGATGGCGTTCTCGAAGTCGTCCATCAAGTCGGTCACTTGCTCGTCCCCCTCGCCTATCGCGGCGAAGAACGGGCGGTTGAACTTGGTGTAGTGTACGGCCCAGTCGTTCCGTAGTTTCTTCTCCTCACGGACGAGGTGTAGCGGCGCGATGTCCTTCGCGTAGATGGTGTAGATTGCGTCTCCCAACAAGAACGGGAGGAGAGGTTCGGCGGTATCGCCGGAAACCCGCACCCTCCCGATGGAGTCAAGGTATCGCTTGATTAGTTCGCGCTTGGTCATAGGCTTATCCCCCGTAGAACTCTTTTTGTTCGTATCTCTCGCAAGCCCCGGTCTTGGGATTGTACGCCGGTTCCATTTCATCGGCGTCGTCATCCTCGTTGTTGAGCCATTCTTGATGTCTCCGACAGGTCATTCGCAACGGGCAGGCCTCGCCGGGGCAGATGAGGTAGTTAGTAAGGTAATTCTCCATCTTTTGAATCGCTAACCACGCAGATTCCCAAGATGGTAATTCTTCGCTTAACTCACGGAGTTTATTCCGGATTTTCTTCGTGTCTATCAACATAGTCGAAAGCAATAAGGGCCGTTTTGTACCCGTCAAACCATTTCAAACAGGTGCAGTTCGGCTTTTCACATTTTAACCCGGTTTCATTTACCGTTCCATCGCACTTGAAACACCGACTCCAAACGGAGGCAGCATTTCGTGCGATTTTCTCTCTTTGTTCTTTGTCCATAGTCTTATAATCCTAATGAATCAGCAAAAGCACATACAAGGATATACTCCCGTGCGACTTCTTCCGAAAGGTTGAACTTTCCACAAATGGCCGAAACCATTTCGTTAAGGTTGGTGAGGCCCTTGACACTCTCACGAATCATAGCAACAATATCCATAAGCAAAAAGGATAAAAGGTTAAACATCTGTTGCAAATATACGGTTAAGGTGTGCAGTGTTTTTGCCTACCATAAGTCAGCGATTTAGGGCCGTAATTAGTTACTTTCTCTCTTCCTCCGCTCGCGCTCCTCGCAAGCCTCGTCGTAGGCTTCGCGGTCAGCATCCGCATCGTAGCGGTCGTCATAGCCCGGGTCAAACGGACTCTTGCCGAAGTTCTTGTCTTTCCAACTCATAACAAATCCAGCGTTTTGCAAATCGAATCGTAAACCTTTCGGCAATAGGCTAAATCTTCGGTTTCAAGAGGTTTCTCGCCTCCGTACATATAAGCGTCCATCTTTCGCCTGATGGCATCTAAATCGGACTTTACGCCGTAAAGAATGGAAGTTGTTGTTGTTTTCATATTATGTAAGTCTTGTGATTGTCACTTGCTCCCCGTCCGGGATGACGGAGAATGTCCGTTCGTATTCCGCCTCAAGGTACGAACAAGCGCACAAGCGCACCGGGCGGCGTAGGTCTTGTCGGAGGGAAGGGATGTGGAGTCCCCGACCTCCAAGACCTTGATGTAGGAGAAGGTGGAAGGATGGCGTTTCATTAGAACGGATCGTTTTCTTTGTCGAAGTCTCGCGACTCCCCGCCGGGGTTGTACCTCTCCTCCGGGGGCGCGTAGTCCGCTATGCTCCCGTGTTCCGTGAAGGTGGTGTAGGACTCATTCGGGGTGGTCACTATCTTGAGGTCTTTCTTGAAGTTGCGGTTCTTCCGCATCCAGATGTCGAGGAACGGCGTGTCCCCGTTCTCCTTGGACATCCCGGCATCATACCTCTGGGAGAGCATAAGCACCACATCCGCATCCTGTTCGATGGAGCCGGAGTCGCGGAGGTCTTGCAGTTCTGGCGGCCGTCCCTCCTTGACCGAATCTCGGTTCAGTTGGACGAGCAAGATGATGGGGATGCCGAGCCTCTTGGCCGCATCCTTCAACTCCGTGGTGGCGAATCCGATCTGCTGGGCGAGGGTCAGCCGCGAGTTCGCATCGAACCTCATCAGGCCGAGGTAGTCTATCATCGCGATCTTGCACCGCCCCTGGTTGACCGCGACGGTCATCCGGGAGATGATGGCCTGCAATGTCCTCGCCTCGTCGTTGATGAAGATGGGAAGTTCGCAAATCTGCGTTTCGGCCATTCGGAACTTGTCCCAATCCACATTCCTTCCCACCATGTCGTGCTGCTCGACGAGGCCGGTTGACAGGAGGAGCCTGCGACCGAGTTCGGCCTTGGTCATCTCAAGTGTGAAGATGAGTGTCTGCCGTCCGTTCCTCGCGGCGGCCTTTGCGAATTGGAGCATCACGGCGGTCTTTCCGACCGAAGGTCTGGCGGCGAGGATGATGAGCTGTCCCCTGCCCCATCCTCCCCATAGGCAGCGGTCGAGTGACGGAAAGCCGGTGGGAATCCTGACCGACCTCCCCTGCATCGCCTCCTTCTGCTCGGCCTCGGTTTCGTTGGCCACATCGGTAAGCACATCCAGAAGCCTGCTCTCCCCGATGCTCCCGCCGTCTGCCTTGATCCTCTGCGAGAGGGATTCGGCGGCGGCGAAGATTTCCTCTTCGGATGTGCCGACAGAGGCCGACTGCTGGGCGATGGTGATGGCGGCGTAGTAGGCCCGTTTCTTGGTGTTCGCAACACGGAGGAGCCTCGCGTGGTCGAGGAATCCCGTCCGTGTGGATGCATAGATTCCCTTCGTTTGAATCTCTTCGATGTACGCCTGTCCCGTGCGCTGCCACACGGATGCCATGTCTATGGTCTCCCTCGCGTTGTACATATCCACGATGGTAGTCCATATCATCTTCCTGTCTTCGGAC